CTGCTGAAACAACAGCTTGGGTATGGTTCAACGGAAATAGTAGTAATGACGAGAAATGTCCGGTTCCGCTTACCGGAGATGGAGAATATGGAGTTGATCGTAGATTTATGCCGATTATTTTGAAGGAAGATTTGGTGGCAGTTGTTATGAGAGTCTACCCGCAAATGTTAGTGAAGGACACACAAGAGTGGATTGATAATGGGTTCAAAAATGTATTATGCGATAGAGAAGAAGTTGCCAGATGGTTGGGACAAATATTGAAGAATTATACTCCGATTATATGTCCAAAAACAATTCACTCCGAAGACTATAAAATTCTTACTAATCCAGTTTCATATCATATTCAACGAGTTTGCGACTTTATAATGGAACAAGAACCAACTTTTATTTCAACTACGGACGCTTGGGATACCTGGAAGGCTTATGCCAAGGATAATATCAATGAGAAATACGCTAATAAGAAAAATAGTTTTATAAGTTCCTTGACTAAAATAATGCCAGAGGAATATCAATTACACAGATGGAATACTCACGGAGGCCCGGTGAGAGCTAAGATTTCGGGGTGGGCTAAGAGTGAAGGGGTCTCAAATGTAACACTACTAACAAGAGTTCCTTGGCTTACTGATGATGGAAATATAAAGAGGAATTATGATTTATAACGCCCGAGAAATAAATGGATTTTGGTATGAAAACACCCGAAAAAGTTGAGACAAACGCCCTGGGTTTTGAGACAGCTGAGACAAAAATTTTTTGCTACTTCGGGTTTTATACCTGTTTCCCAGGGTTTTGTCTTTCTGATCTTTATGATCTTGTCAAAGTCAAAAACAAAGCACTTACGGGTGAATAAACTTTTGATTCCTTCAACTTTTGTCTCAGTTGTCTCACTTTTAAGCAGTTTTTGTCTCAGAATATTGAAGAAAGCCCAATGAAAACCCCAGTTGAGACACTGAGACACTACTATTCTACTTAAAATACTTATAGGAATAAAAAAGAGGGGGTAGAGGAGATATAAGGGGGGGTAGAGGAGAAATAAGGGGTATTATATATATAGATTAGGAAAAAAACCTTCAAATTTGTCTCAGATTTCAAATCACCGCATATTCATTGGGCTTTAGAGAAAAAGTTGAGACAAACACTAAAAAACGAGAAAAAAACATATGTCTCAGTCCCGCCCGAGAAATAAATGTATTTTGATATGAAAACAACCGAAAAATAAATAAGCAAGGAGGAATATGAAAACCGAAATGGAATTACTCAGAACGAAATTACAGAACGAAGATCGCAAAAAGAAATATGGTATTATTATGAAATCAGTTATTGAAAGTGATCTTGAGAAGATACTACGGCTGAGAGCCAAACCAAAGGAGAAAAAATGATAATCTACGACGAAACAGAAGATAGTTATACCGCAGAGGAAGAACGGGAAATGGATGATCTTCAAGACGATCTTGAAACCTGGGACGAAGATGACGATTTACCATATGTAGTAAACGACGAATACTAAGGAGACGAAAATGACGAAGGAAGAAGCAAAAGAGCAACGAAGATTGAGTGTTTTGCGCAATATGGCAAAATATTTACGAACTAAGAAAGGACAAGATACCTTGAAGAAATATCGTTCAACGGAAGCAGGGAAAGAGGCTTGTCGTAGATCAGTCAAAAAATATAGATCAACCCCAGAAGGTATGGCTAAAACCAAAATTGCCACCCAACTGGCTTACGAGAAAAAACGCCGTAAGGAGATAGCTCGGTGCGAAATTCGGCTGGCTTCGTGTCGTGCGTATCTTCAGCGGATTGAGGACGAACGCAATTCGGGGAAATAACCGCATCCAAGTTCGTATACTTGACTTCAATAAAAAAAAAGAGCAACCTTTGGGGGTTGCTCTTTGTTATACCAAATATTTGATTTAGTTGATAAGAGTGAAGCATAACACAACTAGTGCCAATAAGAATACCATTTTAGACCTCCTTCAGTTTCTTACGACGATTCTCGTAATATTGTTTCGCGTGTTTATCCCAACACTTCTTGCGTTGCTGTCGGACGCGTTCCTTGATTTCATCTTTAGTGTATAATGGCGGTCTGCCACGCTTCGGCTTTTTTGCCAATTCATCGGCTTCAATTTCGGCAAGCATTATTTTCAATAACGACTTACGTTCTTCCCAATCACTCATTTTAGTTCTCCTTTGTATTTTTTGCTCGTTCTTCGCCTGGTTTTACACTTTCAAACCAAGCCATCGCTGTGATCTCCACCCCTTTTATGTTGTTATCTGCCCAAGGCGTCCATAAATCGTCTTCCCAATCTGCGGATCGCTTTTTCATTTCTTCAAGGGTTATAGCCTTATCAAAATAAAATTCTTGAACATATCTAAAATTGTTGAACTTTTGCGTCTTCATATTGTCTCCTTTTAGTTCGGTTATTGTTGCGTTAGTTTTCAAACTTTTTCCGAATTTCTCTGTCAATCTTATTTCTGGCTTTAGTCCATTCCTTGATCGGATGTCTGCCCCTGCTTGTATGATTTTGCTTTCGTGCTTCGGGTTCAAGATTTATTTGATATTGATAAAAATTATCTCTGGCAGGAGGCAAATAATGAACCAGTTCCAGCCTTGCTTCGGGATATAGTTTTTTGACAAACTCTTCGTCGGTTTCTTTGTGCGGGGCAAGAACCCACTTTCCATCTTGCTCAACATATACAACCTCTTCAGTGTCTTTATCACGCCAATATAAATCTTTGTTCGGATCAAATGCTCTTTTTTTCATTTCAGTCTCCTTTAGTTCGGTTAGAATTGCGTTAGTTTTCAAGCATCCATAAAACATATGCTTCTCTTGTTGATTTCTTGTCCATATAACAAATCCTTTTGTTTTATGAGTCATAAAATCGCCTTCTCTAATGATTTCGCCGTTGATATCTTTCCCAATAATCTTTTTCATATCGTTCTCCTTTAGTTTTCCAACATAAACAGCATTGCTTCTTCGTCTGTTGCCTTTTCTACGAATTCAATCGGATATATCATCCAATTATCGGTCTGGCATTCTGCCGGGCAGTAAACAGTATCATCATCATCTAATTCGTGGATGTTTACGAGTTTGCCAATAACTTTACCTTCGGCATTAGTATTTTTTATGTAATCGCCAACTTTTAGTTTAGTTTTCATTTCAATTCTCCTTAGTTTTCCAACATCCATAGCATTGCCTTCCCATCAGATAATTTTTCAATATCACAGCCAGCTTGCCACATTGTACCATAATGATTGTTACGAATTTCCGCCCATTCAATAGGTTGCCAAGTAGGTTGCCGAGATATATTATTGATGATATAAACTTCCTTTGATAATTTTTTGAACGCAAAATAAATCACATCGCCAATTTCAAGTTTGCTTCCATTTTTGTCTGTCATATTAGCTTCCAATCTTCTCGTCTGGATGTTCAAGTTTCCACAACATCAGATCGCCATCAGTTGCTTTTTTAAGCTTCTCCTTTTGAATTAGATATTCAGTGCCTTTATAAGAAATTTTGACATTATTAAGGTTAACCTGCACCACTTTTACAAACATCAAATCTTCAAATTTGGCCCAATCACCGTTTTGTAAGGTATTTTTCATTAGTTCTCCAACATATACAGCATTATTTCACCATCAGTCATAAGCTGAACGTTTGATGGAATTTTCCAAATTTTTCCATCTCCATATTCATCAATTACAACACCATCAGATAGGTATTGGTTAATTTCTATTAGGTTTTGGTTTTGGTTAATTTTTATAATAATACCGTTTCTAGCACTCATAGTAAAGTCAATTGCGTTTGGGTGCTTGAATTTGACATAATCGCCAACATGGAGTTCGTTATTGTTTACATCTTTCATTAGTTCTCCAACATCCATAACATATAACGACCTTCATCAATTTTTTCGGCTCTGTCGATATAAGCACAATCTTTATTTCCAAAACGATCCTTCACAATTACTGTGGTATCAGCACCAAACTCTGTAGCAACACCACAGGCAACTATGTGATCCAAATGGACAATATCATCATTAGTACGGCTATATGTAATAACATAATCACCAACTTTCATTATTCGGCCTCCAACATATGTAACATTGCCTGTTCATCAGAAAGGATTATCAATTCGTTTTCTAAAAAACCAACTCGATGATCATGGTTTTTAAAATCGGTAACGATAAATGTGAACATATACTCTTTTTTATCCAAAATTGATGACAATTGACCAAACATATGAAATGCTTTCACACTGCCATGAGCAGGTATATCAGCCGTGATATAATCACCGATTTTTGGTGTAGTGGTCATTCTGAATACTCCAATCGCTTGAGCATCGCCTCTTCATCAGTCAATACTGTTACCATACTTAGTCCAACCGTTAATTCGTAATTTTTTGGATCATCCCCAATTAATTTAACCAGAATATTTTGAGATGAACTCAGTTCAATAATTTTCGCAAAGCAAATATCATCTTGTCGAAACTTAACTATTACAAAATCACCGACTTTCATTCTAATACTCCAATCGCTTGAGCATCGCTTCTTCATCAGTCAATACTGTTAGATACTCAGGTGGTACTTTATATCTTGGATCGACGCCATCGTGGTCATTGATTAATTCAACTCTAATAATACTTCTACTATCCATCCTTGTCTTCCGCGATCCTACCTCAATAATCTTACCAAAAGAAATATCCATGGCTGAAAATCTAACCATTACATAATCACCGATTTTCATTACTCACTCTCCAATTTCGCAAGCATTGCTTCACCATCGGACATTTTGCGGCAATCTTTCTTTTCAAAATGAAGTAAAAATTTTTCCGTCTGAATCATTAGTAGTCCTTCACCAAAAATACCTACTAATGTTCCAACGTTAGTTATATTTTTACAGCCATCATTAACAATTGTTTTACATTCAAAATAATCACCGACTGTCATCACTTTCTCTTTTCTCGCCGTGGTGACCGCGCACGAACAAAATTCAGCGCGGCCTCACGAGTAGTCAAGCGATTTTCAAACTGCTCAGTTTCAACCTGCTCAAGCAACACCTTGAAGTTAGGACCAGGAACAAAACCCATCGCTATCAAGTCGTCACCATTTACAAATCGTTCACGAGTCAGTTCATCACCGTGTTCCTTCAAAAAACGCTCAACAAATTCAACATCGCTGAAATCCTTGTTAGAGGCTCCAACGTCCAACTTGCCAAGTGCCAGAAGTTCAGCAAAGTTCGGCAAACGCAAGAAACGCATAAGAGTGCTACGCTTCATCTGACGCGCAACGAAAAACTTCATATGGTTCTTTACGTGATTGACAACAACATCGGTAACATCGTTAGAAAACTTCAAACGATGCAGTATGTCCTTTGCCATATCAGCGCCAACATTTTCGTGACCACGAAAATGAGTCTTACCTTCCTTAGTAACGCCACGAGTACGCGGCTTCGCCACATCGTGCAGCAAAACTGCCAATGCAAGAGTCAAAGAGCAACCCTTTTCCAAACCAGCAAGCAAGAGACGAACATGGTTCGCAACATCGCCTTCGGGGTGAAAGCTGGAGTTATGCTCACAACCTACAAAGTCACAGAGTTCAGGCATTACAAACTTTGCCAAACCAGTTTCCAACAGAAGATCAAAAGCAACATCGGCATGACCGCTGACAAGCATCTTGGACAATTCGCCAGCAACACGTTCTGCGCTGACATTCTTGACAAGATGTGCGTTACGAACTATCGCATTGAAAGTATCAGACTCAAGCACAAATTCGTGCATGGCACAGAAACGAACTGCGCGAAGCATTCGCAGAGAATCCTCATTAAAACGATCATCAGGATTTCCAACGCAACGCAGAACGCGATTGTTCAAGTCAACCAAACCGTTAACATGATCAACCACATTTCCGTTTTCGTCCATCAACAGAGCATTGACAGTAAAATCGCGGCGAGTAACATCTTCGCGAACATCCAAAGTCAATTCAACAGAGTCAGGGCGGCGATTGTCGCTATATTCACCATCACGGCGAAAAGTAGCAACTTCCACATCAGCATCCTCAAACTTTACAAGGCTCACACCAAAATGTGCACCAACGAAAGCAGAGTTGTTGAAAAGTGCAGCAACCTGATCGGGAGTAGCATTGGTGGTTACGTCAAAATCCTTTGGCTCCTTGCCAAGCAGAGTATCACGAACGCAACCGCCAACCATATAGGAGACAAAACCTGCCTTAGTGAGTGTAGACATAACACTCAGCGCGGCCTTTCTCATTTCATTGGTGTTGGTCACTGAATACCCCATTTCAACTACAAATATAGTATACCAAATTTCAATTAGAAAGTCAATAGAAACAGCAATCCCAAGTCCTTTATTTTCAGAGACTTGGGATTTTTATGACTCAAACATATAAAGCATCAAATATTGGTCATAATCCTTAACTTGTTGATTATATTCGTCTTCCAACCCATTTGCGAGTTCTAACGTGGTTGAGTATCGTGTTCTTTTACTAAGACAACTATCACCCAAATCCACATCAACCTTAGTATTTCCATAATAGTCAGGTGGTCGCAGCATTATTTTGCCTAACATAAGTGTGGGGGCAGTATGCCTTAGCATTGGCTCATACACAGTAATAAAAACTAAATCTCCTTGACGTAATTTATTTGCATTTTTGTCCCAAAAATTTTTTTTCATAATCAGAATCCAAACATAAAAAGTGTTGCTTCTTCGTCTGATACCTTTCTAGTTGACCAACATTTTCGCAAATTTCTTGTTGATGAATTGCCTTCGCATTGAATACATATTATATTTGTATCACCATCACCAAATGATAAAGGAACAATTTTTCCCATTAATTTAGGAAATTCTGCTGGATAATAAAAATTTTCATTATTACTAGCAAACCGCACAACATCCCCGATATGTAATTCTTCTCCAGTATCATCTTGCCATTTCATCATATGATTCAACTTTCTAGGCATTATTCCTCTGTGATATCATCTAAAGATTCATCGGTTAGTGGACGACCAGTTTCGTCAGTGAGTTCATCTGCAAACACATGATCAGGCGCAACAAAGAAAGTTCTTATTGCGTGCCAAACTTTATTGAAAAATGCGTTCATTGTTTCTCTTTTCATTCTGATTTATCCCATTGATCTTTTTTCTGTATTACAAATGGATTTGGCCGATCATCCATTTTCTTTTTGATATCTTGAAAGTTTGCCGGTGTGTAATTCCAACAATCAACGCCTACATCCAATGATTTTCCTGGATTTTGAAAAGTTCCATGAACATGACCGTATAGCATCCATACTCCTTTATACGCATGATGCCAATGTCCATCGGCTATTGGATAATGACATAAAACAATTTTCTGATTCTGAATGACAATTTCATTCATTTCTTTGATCGTCTTCCAAGTGCCTGGTCGTATATCATTCATCTTGAGAGCAAGTTCATCGTGATTACCAGTGACCAAATGCTTTGTGCCGTTCAATCTCTTCATGATGTTCAACGCATAATCCATCGTACAGCAAAACGCAAAATCACCCACAACATGAATTTCGTCTTCCGGTCGAGTTACACTGTTCCAATTTTTGATCAACACTTCGTCCATTTCGTTTACATTTGCAAACGGACGAGAACAAAATTTCAAAATATTGCGGTGCCCGAAGTGCGGATCAGCCGTTACTAAGATTGCCATATCAACTCCATTCCAACATAAACAACATACATGCTGCTTCACTTTCAAATTCAAGAACAACATCTTCAGTATTCCATTCATTTTCTCCTGTTGAAAAAACATTATCAAAATGTCCACCAGTTATTTTAACATGGAATTTATCTTTCCAACCCTGAACTTGTTTCTTAACCGATAGGGTATGATTGAATTCACCATTCTTCCATAATGATTGATGTGCATTGTGAAATGCATTTCCCAATGCTTTTGCTGTTGTTTGGTATTTCATTCAACTCCATTCCAACATAAACAATACAAACGCCGCTTTGCTTTTGAAACTTACACATTCCCATACATACGGATTCCAAGCTTCAGATTTTTCAAGAATTTTATCAGATAAAGTAATTTTCCATCGTTCTTTGAAATATTTTTCTATTTGATCTATACTACCCTCATCTATGGATACGGATGCTGCATCCCATGCTCTATCAAATGCTACGCCAAGTTTGTTAGGTGTCGTGTTGTACATTTCAACTCCATTCCAACATAAACAATACAAAATCGCCTTCACTTTCAAATTCAATAAATTCAAAAAAATTTGTTTCTGCTGAACGAATTAAAGTAGCGTGATGTTTTTCCTTGAATTCTTTTTCAATTTTTTCCCAAGTCCAATTAAGAATGAATGGAGTATGTAATGCCCCCCATGCCTTGTTATAAGTAGGCAATATACTCTTATAAGTTGCTCTATATTTCATGACCACTCCAGCATAAACAACATATATATGCCCCTTTATTTTCAAACTCAAGATGCGTCCAAGTTTCAAGTGATTTTTTATAAATGATTTTTACTTTAAATTTCTCATACCAAGCATCACGCAATTCCTTCATACTAGGATTAGTACAAGACTCAAATATTGCCTCGTGCGCTCTATGAAATATAGTATGAACAAAGGGTGTAAATTGCTTACTTCCAGGTTTGATACACACTTGATATGCCATTTAGCTCCATTCCAACATAAACATCACATATGCTGATTTACTTTTAAATTCGGCAAACTGCCACCCAAAATTGTTACCATACCTCTCAGTCGAAATTCCATAAATGAGTTCAACATCATAATTTTCTTTGAAATAACGAATGACTGCCTCTCCGCTGCATCCTAGTGGTAACTCATCAACTGCATGTTGCCACGCATGTTCAAAAGTGATGCCCATATATTCAACGGAAGCTTTATACATTTCAGCTCCATTCCAATAAGAACAGCATGTAATGGCCCTTATTTCTAAATATCAAACCATCCCAAGAGCCTGAGTCTACAAATAGCTTATAACCAAATCTTTCTATAAATTTTTTCCTATTACGAACATCCCCACATTCTTCGCGCCAAACATCCCAAAGATTGTCACTGGCTTTATCAAACTGGTTATCGTAATTAGGTGAATCAGCATTCCAAATTTTTCTAATCATGCCCACTCCAAAAGAAACAGCATATAGTGGCCTTCATTTCTAAATCTTAAACCCTTCCAATTCTTACTTTCACCAATTATTGGCTTATAACTAAATCTTCTTTCAAATTTTACAGCATCATTATGAAGATCAAGAGGCTTACTATTACATTCTTCACGCCAAGCATCCCAAATATTATCGCTAATTAGATCAAAATTTTTATCGTAATCAGGTAAATTTTTATCCCAAATTTTTTCAATCATGCCCACTCCAAAAGAAATAGCATATAATGCGCTTCATCATTAAAAATCAATCCATCCCAAGTATTTTTTTCTGATTTAGAAATCAATGGTTTACAATGAAAGCGTTCTTCCCATTTTTCGGCATCTAATACATCTTTCGCCTGATTCATTCGTTCATCACACCATATATACCATATAGTATTGGCAACTCTATCAAATTGCGAATCAAAATATTTTGATTTTAGTTTCCAACTTTTTATAAGCATTATGCCCACTCCAACATAAACAATACATAAGCGCCTTCATCTTCAAAGATGAATTTGTAATCACTATATCCTCCGTTTTTACGTGGAGAAACAATTCGTACATTGTATTTTTCTTTCCAATATTTCTTAAACTTTCTTATGCTCAATGGAAATCCATTCTCCCGTATTGAATGTATACATGGTGTATAGGCGTGAATATATGCCACGCCCATCTGTGGAATATTTACGACACAACCTTTAGATCGTGTACGGGAGTCCATACCATTGCCTCAACCATTCTGCAAGCCATGTATTCAATGACTCTGCCAATTCTGGACTGCTCTTTGGCAAGGTAGATACAACTTCCAATGCCTTCAATTCATCCAGTCTAACATTGATCATATCAATAACTTCATTGTATGGAAGTTTGCCCAATTTGATTGATACAAGCAAATCAACATACTCTTTATTGAATGGAAAAATAAGATTTCTGTCTTTCAACAAAGTGATGCCCTCTTCCACAACACGCAAAGCATGAGAAGTAGCCTTCCAATCCACGTTATCAATGGAGGCCGCATCTGCACGACTACCATATTTCTTTAGCTGAGCATTCACAACCTTGAGACTAGTTTCAAAAGTGCTAGTATAAGGCAAAATCTTTTCCAACACCTTGATACAAGGTTTCATAGTTCCATTGCAATCAACTTCGTATTCAGTTATAGAAAAAGACTTTGGAAACTGTTTTTCAATTTCCTTAGCCATATTTTCAAACTCAACTGAATATTCGTTTGGTTTGGCAGTAGGGCCATGAATCAATCCAATATTCAAAAATAAATCCTTGACAGCGCGAACAGCATTCAATCGTTCACCCTTGAAAGAATACAAGGATGCCTGATTGACAGCATAACCAATCAATGCTGACATATTTGAAGTCAGAAATCTGCAACGAAGTTCCCTGCAAAATCCAAGGATCAACGGATCATGAATAATCTGACCAGCTTCGGTGTAATCAACTGCGAAGGCCAACTCCAAGGCATAAGTCTGACCACCAAGAAAATCATATGCAAGAATCTGCACAGGAATATTTTCAATATCAACATCTTCGGCAGAATTTCTCTCAAATTTTTTGTTGTTGGTTTTGATTACTTCATTAGTGAGTCTTTTACCGAGCAACATATTATTCAAAGATGGCAAAACCACATGCTTCAAATCAACATCTGAAGTCGAGGTAAAAGTGCCGTATAATTGTGACCCGCTTTGTGTGGAAAATAGTATTTTCATACACTTATAGTATACCATAAATTATGGTTTGGTGTCAACTAAATTATGTTATTGAAAATAAATGATTTAGTAAATTACGGGAGGAACTGTTTTACCTTTTTGGGCTGGAATGGCGGGTGCATCGGCTGCATATTGTTGTGCGTAGTGTCCAAAACTAAAACCTGTACCATTCATTTTCTCTGCGGCAAGTATCTCTTGATCTTTTTCTTTTAGTTGACGATGTAAAGACGCATCCTCTTTCAATTCTTGTTTTTGCGCCGTTAACAATCGTTCAATAAGGTCTTGTTTTTGTGATGTCAATTCGGATGCAATGACTCTTACGGCTGCATTGGTACTTTGTTGATTTTGTTGAATAGCCTCAAATCGTTTTTCAAGAGTAAGATGTTCATTTATATCCCAAGTAATCCCAGTACCAGCCACAGCAAGAATACTTGTAATGCTTGCGGCGATACCAAATTTAGATGCTAGACTGAGTGCCATATTACTATTTATTCAAGAACAGGTTTTACAATCAGATTTAACAATCTTAACTGATACCTTGGCTGTTTCTCGGTCAATTTCTGGATGTTTGTTCAAATAATTTGCTACCCATTCATCAGTTGCTAACATTTCACTTGGTTCATGTACTGTTTCTAATAGATAGTCATTCACATAAATTTCAAAATTTAATTTTGTCATATTATTTCCAAAGTTCCTCTATGGTTTTGATACCAAGCGCATCCATCGCAATCTTTCTTGCACCAGTATACATCAAGCCACGAGCCGCCGCATCATTTGGCCCAGTGTTGCCAGTCAAACGATCATCATGGAGATTTCCACCCAACAATGCGATGGATCGCAAAGCTTGTTCTAAATGTTCAATTTTTTCAAATCGTTCTGCACTTTTTGTCATTTTATTCCTCAAACTTTCTCAGAACCCATTCTTCTTTTGTTGGATGATTATGTCGCCAAGTTCCCCACATATCTTTTACTGTGCTTAGCAATGGAACATAGTGCCATTCAAACTCTCGCCATTCTGTTATATTAACCCAAATGACCAGTATTAGTCCGGCCGGCCCCAATAATATGAATAGTATCATGTATTTAATATCAGTTACGGTAAAATCTTTCCACCAGTCTTTTTTATTATCTTCATTACCAGTAGCACTACCAGTAGTGGCAATTGCATTATATAAACCAAGAAAGCCTATAAGTAACCATCCGATAATCAAAGAGAATATCATATTATTCCTCAAACTTTCTCAGAACCCATTTCTTTTTGTTTGGAAACCATGGATGCGTATGTCGCCAGTCCTTAATTACAGAAACCATAAAATCACCAAATACATAAACTATAAAACATATTCCAACAATGCTTGATAAGAACATATTCATCATATGATGCATTTCTATGCATCCTTCTTGATAGAAGCCAATAAAGATTGAAGACTGCCCTGCTTGTTGTCAGTTACATTGCTCACAATAGTTGTTGCGTTAGCATTTTTACCGCTCTTGATATGTGCCAAAATATTACTGCCCGTCATGACAGAAGGATCGCTAATTTGAGTTGAATTTGTAATGCGTAATGAATTCACATTCCAATCCAAATCAACCTTTGCTCCAACACCAGCGCTATTACGAGTCTTCATAAATTGTAATTGAATTACTCCACGTTCTTTCATACTACGATTTGTAAAGATACCAAATAAGTTGTCTGCGGTATTCAGTTTGCTCAACCCACCAGCAATATTTCCACCAGTGAATTCAATTTCATCAAAGGCACTACGATTCAATTGTGATGCAGATGCCAGCAAGACTCGTAGTTCAATTGAGTAATTACGCAACTCTTCGCATACTAACTTATCTTTTGTGAACACATCGCTTACATCAACCTTAGCTCCACTTGGCATAATCAAATCCAGATAATCCAAACAAATAAAATCAGGTATGAAATTTTCCTGAATTGCAAGTTCTTTTACATATGCCTTGATTTGATTCACCGTACTCTGTGAAGGCATATATTTGATTTTCAATCGGCCACATTTCTTACCGGCCATTTTGATTTTCAATTCAACATCATCAAGATTCTTATAAATGTCTCTACTACCAAAGCCAGTAATCATGCTATCAATACGCATTGCTACAAGGTCTTGACCCATTTCAAAGGTAATAAAAATTCCATTGAGGCCAGCTTCCATCCAATTCAATGAAAGATTCTGCAAAAATGTACTTTTACCAGTTCCAGCACTTCCGCAAAAAATATTCAATTCACCGCGATTGAAACCACCATATAATTTTTCATCAATATCTTTCCAACCAGTACTGATTTGACCATTGTTATTTTTGATTCGCATAAGTCTTCCGCGAGGATCATAAAAATATTCAATACCCAAATCTCGTGTCAACGTAATTTGTACTGCATCTTTGATCAATTTTTCAACAGGATCAAAATCTCCTTTGTCAAGTAATTCAACGCTCTTTAAAATTGCTCGTTCAAGTTCTTCTCGTTTAGTAAATGTCTCAAATGCATCTAAAAACCACTCGTTGTTTCCTGCTGCGCGAACCTCTTCTAAAACTAGTTGTAATTCTGTTCCAGCAACGGCATTCACTTGTTGAACTGTTGGAATTACACTATACTTCTGTACATGATCTTGAATAAATTTTGCCGCTTTTTGAAGACTGCGATCAAAATTTTGTGGGTTAAAAATATTTTGGACGCGAGTGAAAAGATCGCCACTACTAAGAATGAAATCGAGATACAGTCGTTGCACTTCGGGTGTGCTTTTTTCTATTGCCATTAAATATTACCTCTATAGTCCATATAAGTATATCGCTGATTACATTGCATAGTCAATATGAATTATGGTCTTTTCTTGATTTCAATTCATTCAACAATAATTTTTGTTTCACTCTGATTGTTGTTGTACTATCTGTGGCTTGATCCAACAAATGTTTGATTACAAACAACTGACCATACTTTACATATGCGGCATTGATATCCTTATCAGGCCATTGTGGGAAGGAAACCGACCAACCATTATCCAATGCGGTGTTGATTAGTGTATTGTTTTGATTTGCAAGTCCAGCCCTATCAAGATCGGGAACAACGATTACCTTTTTCTGAAGATCACAAATCATTTCAGTTTGAGCATCACTAATTTCATTATGCATAACGGCCAAACATTTTACACTCAGAGCATCAAACAATCCTTCGGTTACAAATACCCATTCATGTTCTGGCTTTACCCAATCCAATCCAAAAACAAAATCCGTTGTCGTTTTCATAAGGTAGCGAAGTTTTTCTGCCTGAACAATTGATCTGGCAGAATAACCAACAATCGTATTATGTAAAATGAATGGCAATATAACACGAGTTCTATATGTTAGGTTTGGTGAAACTAAAAATGGAAAATCTTCTGCTTCAAAACCGCGTGTTTTCAAAAATTCAATGTGTGCTTTATGTGTTTCTTTTTCATGTTCCAATTCCAACAAAGAGCAACCATTTGGCAAATCAACCTCTTTGATATCGCGACGAACTATTGCACTTGATTCAACATCAATCTCTTTTGAAATACGGAAACTTTCCAACTTCAAGTGGCTTATTGTTTTTTCATCAACGTTGAGCCAAGTTAAAAGATTGATAAACTTTGGATAGAGTGGTTTTCCTGGTGTATAATTCGCAGTAAATCCACATTGAAAACAATGGTAACTTATATTTCTGCCATCAGTTTTAATTCCACCCCGTCCTCTTTTATCTGGTGTATCTCCTCTATGATGACAACAAACCGAGTTTCTATGTTCCCAACCAGATGGGGCAATTTTGGTTCTTGTGCGTCTCCAATAATCTAATGTGGTTTGGATAATAATGTTCATTAAGTGTGATGCCTTCCATCCCATCCACAATCAGGACAAGGAGTTTGTGGCGGGATAAATTCTTGATTACTGGCAAAATGAATCTGTACACCTTCTAATTTTTTAAGAAATACAAAATTTTCAATTATACATTCTTCTTCTGGTGATTCGCTTCGGATTCCAATTATATTTCCATAAGATGATTGCCATACTTTCATATTTTATCCTTTGAAATAGTATAGCACAAAAACAGGGCCGCGTCAAATGCGGCCCAACCAAAATTTGATTTGTTTGTTAAATTCTTATATTTCCACCGCTTATAAATGCTGCAACATTGGATGGACTGAGATTTCCAGTTCCAGTTGGATCAATGGAATCAAGAATAAAACGAATCCAGGCAAACGACCCTGTTACCGATTGAAAATATAATCCAGCAGCATTTGCATAATAGGTGGCACTCACATTTCCCCAATCATGCAGAGTTGGAATCGTAACAGTTGTGCCTTGAGCAACAATATTACCAGTATATGAAACAATATTGGCACACAATGTTGCCACGGTGCTATTCATTGGACGGCCGGTAAGATTGATAGGATCACTGACTACACCCACATCTGTCACATCGGAAAAAACAACTGGATATGGGTTTGGATATGCCAATACTGGGCCTTTCATCAAAGTTGTAGTCAAACGAGAACCATAATTGTCATCAATGTAAATTGGAAAGACATTCAAATTTCCATCGGTAGCCGTCAATGCAACTTCATAAAATCCAAAATCAAGCGGAGCCAACTGACTTGGAGTGAAGGTAACTTGCACTACTCCGTTGGCAGAATCAATATTTGTGGCATTTGCAGTAAGTAATTCATTTTGGGTATTGGGAACAAATAATCCAACTTGAATACTAACAGCTTCCACATTAATAGATTTTTGATCAGAATTTAAACAAACAATCTTGACAGGATTGTTGACTCCAGAATATAGGGTAAGTGGTGTGCTATACACGATTCGGTCCTCATTGTAGCCAATCAACCCGATACCAGCATTGGCGCTTGAAAATCCTACGATTTGTGCGCGGATTTTCGGCTCTAAATTCTCAAAATATGTTCTGATTAGCTGCATACCGTATTTATCTGCTCAACTGTATTGTATTTAGTCTTATAAATAGAATGCGTAATCAAATAATCAATGGGTGATCATGCCAAACAACTTATACGAGAAACTAAACCAATCTTTTCCTTTTTTAAGTATTATAACTTATGGAGATTCGCAGGATGAATATGTAGGCATTATTCAAAATGCAGATAGCATTATAACCAGCGTCTATGATTTTAGTCTTTTGAAGACTGATGAAGAGAAAAAGCTATTTTTGACACTCGGAGAAAAATGGTACTACGAATCAAATCGACAACTGCCGATCAATATTTATTTGAAAGATGAATGGAAGGTTTTTGAAAAAATTTTCAAGACATTTATTTCTAAAGAACTTCAAATCGTGCATGGGCCATGTGTTTCTCTATCAGCACTAAATCAAAAGAAAAAGCGAAGAAGTATAACAGTTGTGAAAAAAATGCCGTAATTTTTGATAAATACTATTGGTCGCGGATAACGAGTCCCACCAATTCTAATGCTTTATGGAGCACCAGCCATGCCTATTTATTCTGCCATAGATCGCACACCATTCACATATCTTGTTACAGAAAAATCAACCGGAAAAAGATATTATGGTTCGCGTTACGCTAAAAATTGTCATCCTTCTGATCTGGGAAATAAATATTTCACTTCAAGCAAAGAAATAAATGAACTAGTAGATAAATATGGCGTTTCGTGGTTTGCTTGGGAAATTCGTCTTATTTGTAAAACTGTTGAACAAACAAGAAATTTAGAAACTAAAATATTGTGTAAAATTGGGGCGGCACAACGAAATGATTGGTTCAATAAATCAAACGGAAATAAAAGTTTCTTACTATTATCTCAGACACCCGAATCTTTAGCAAAGGGTGTCGCTACGAAAAAAGCAAAAGGAATTATAAATCCGAATACCCCTGAAAATCGAAAACAGGCTTGGAAAACAAGACGCAAAAACGGAAAAGATATTGTATCCGAAAATACAATTTCCAAGCAACTAGAAACAAAGCGCAAAAATGGAACAATGAATGTTATGACAAAAGATGTAATAGAAAAAGTAATTGCTACTAGAAAGAAAAATGGACTGTGTGAAAGATCGGCAGAATGTAAAAAGAAAATTGGTGATGCAAATAGAGGTAGAAAACGAACTTTAGAATCTATTCAAAAGCAAAAAGACACTTTGAAGGAAAGAAAGGGTCAGTCTCTCGACTGACCCAAGTGTTTAGATTATTCGTAAGACAGTGGATTACCCATCAACGATTCACGAGCGATTTCTTCCCATTCTTCTGTGATTTCATCGCAAGTCTTAGCAAGACCAGCCAACTTGATAACAGAGCGCAAAGAAAGTTCATTGAACTCCTTGGCATTCTCGCGAAGAAATCCCATCATCGCATTACAAGTGGACTTCTTCAAACCAAACTGATCAAGCATATCGTGATTCGTAACCAAATCTTCAATGCGAAGCATTTTCTCACGGAAGGTATGGACAGTCAAATCAAGGAAGTGTGAACGAGACATCAAAGCAGACAAATGACCACGAAGACGCTCACTGCGAACCTTGCGAAAGTTGATATTTGAAATGAAGATTACACAACCTTCAAATACAAAATAATTTGGAACGTCTGCCTTGTTCAAAACATTGGAAGCCACATTCCAATAAATCTTGCGAACCTTAGAAGTGTCCAATGCAGCCTTGAGAATGTTGAGTGCAGTTTCATCAGCGAAAACCATATCGCAATCGTCCAGCACAAGAACATCATTTGGCCCACAATATTCAAACAACTTCATATAAAGGCCAATGGGAGTCATTGCACCAGAAACAACTTCATAACGCTTTGGGTTATCTTCAAGAGCAGCAAGAAAACCAGCCTCATTCAAAGTTGCTTCGACGCCATAAGTTTTTCCAACACCTGGCGCACCAGTAACAAAAAGAGATGTAATATCACCGCGTCTAACACCCATTGTCAACTTATTCAGAGTGCTAAAACGCTTCCTGATTCGTGTGGTAATTTCTTCATCTGTTTCATTTGATTCAACATCAGGAATGGAAGAGTCTTCCAGCATGGAAACTGCTTCACCCTTCTTTGCGTCAGCCGCAATGCGACGGGCAGAAAGAGGCTTTGACTTACCTACAGGCAATTCGCCATTGATGACAAAATCCTTTTCGGACTTGACCTTGATACGAGCGGAAGGGCATCCATACAACTTTGTGCCATCAACGGTAATAAACCCCTTACCGCTCCTACCGCCAACAGCAAAACCCTTGAGCAAGGTAAAAGTCTGATTCTTGATCAGCTTTCCACCACGTCCAAAACCCTTGATAATGGTTACTGTAGCCATCTGTGATTTCTCCTTGAAAGTGTTTGGTATTCCCTACCAACATATATAGAATACCAAAGTTGGGCGTGTTTGTCAACCAAAATCTCAATTATTTTGTCCTTTGTTTTCAGTAACTTACTTGGGCATCCTTCAAATAAGGATACAATTCGTCAATCATTCTTGGCCAAACTGCCAACTTTGTAAAATCGGTAGCACGTTCCAAATGCGCAACGGAAACAGCATCATGCATAATTAGGCTAGCCAGATCAATATGATATGACAGAGCATCAACCATAAACGCATTCATAAGAGTGTCAAATTGAGCCTTTGAATCATTATTCCATATACCATCAGCATCACTGTTCTTAACCCAAAAATTGAGTAAATCCTTTGTTCTAATGATCATAGACGCCAATGCTTCGGTATCTTCACGAAATGTCATATCGTTCATTCCTCTCAACTACAAATATTGTATAGCAAGAATTTATTCAAAAGTCAACCAAAATATTACTTATTTTGAGGCTCAGATTGACGTTTTAAGCGACTTTCAAGGTCAAATGATGTCATTATACCACCCGACCCCTTATAACGCCAAATAGGGCAAAATTCGGAAATTTTGCCCTTTAGAATCAACACTTTAGAAACTCAGTTTTATGGGTCTTGCCGTATTTCCACCGTCGTTAGGTCTTGCAATTCATCATATATATCAGGAGCAACATTTATACAGCCTCTTGTTACAGTTTTTCTTTCTATAGGATCATCGCTTGCGAGTCTTTCCGCTCGGTGTTGTGTTGGAATACGAAGCCACACACGATGAATTGCGAATACAGTTGTTTTTGTTTGTGCGAAAACTAAAACATCACCACCATAACCAGGTTGATCAGTAAGCATATGAACAACTGAAAAAACTCCTGTCGGCGTGTCGCTTCCGACCAATGCATGATGGCATTGGCCTTGAAAGCAAATTAGCGCCGACGAGAGTATAATTAGTGCAACCATTATTGACTAATCTTTTTTTCTGGATAGACAGACTTCACAGGAGTCACAGGAGTTACTGGTGCGTCTACAATCTGCGGAGCAGGAGTAGGAGCAGGAGTTTCTACTGTTACTGGTGTTACTGATGCCACCGGAGTTGGTGTCACTGCTGGAACTTCTCTAATAGTCACTGGAACTACTGGAGTGATAATTGCCAAGCAATCATCCAAAGTTAAGCCAGCGCGTTTTGCCGCATCTGTCTGACAAAGAATTTTTGCCGCTGCTGTAAAATTATGCAAGAGAGCAAATGAACGCGCAGTTTCACGAGCATCGCAACCTTTATCAATCTTACCGCCGCCGAATGAAGCACCAAACATTGGGCCAGAAGCACCCGCACCATAACTCTTGATACATGGAGCAGTTGGAATAGCATCTGGTGCATATGCCAACGGAGTTTGACGAACTTCATTATAAGTTGAATTCAATGATGTGCTATTGCCAGTACTATTGTTTGACTGTTGTTGGCTTTGGTTTGCAGTACCACCTGCACCACCATTCGCTGTGTTAGCGTTTGTATTTGCAGAAGTTACTGTTGAAGTTCCGCCAGTACCACCTGTACCACCAGCGGCAGTGTTGGTATTCTTGTTAGCATTTTTAGAATTACCACCACTGGATGTAGTTGTTCCACCATTGGCCGTTCCACCGGTAGCTGTTGTTGAACCAGCATTGAGGGTGTTTGTTCCATTGGCCGAAGATGTTGTTGCACCGCCGTTGAGCGTGTTTGTACCATTGGCTGTTCCACCTGTAGCTGAACCACCAGTGCCCGTACCACCTGTCGCTGAACCACCAGCACCACCCTTACCACCAGCACCGCCATTGGCTGTTCCACCAGTTGCAGATGAATTTCCACCATTAGCACTGGAAGAAGAATTGCCGCCGTTTGCACTTGAAGTAGAAGTAGAAGTATTGTTATTTGTACCGCCACCCGTTGTTGGAGTAGTTATGGCGGTACATTGCCATGTTTGACCGCTTTCAACTTCAACGGCACCATAACCAGTACCAGAAGCACCTGTACCCGTAGTTCCTGTAGGAACCTGAACCCAATTACCAGAGCAAGTAGGCCAAGCAAATGCAGAAGTAGGACAAGTTAATACAAAAGCGGCAAGAAAAAACACCGCAGTTTTCAATGAGAAATTCATAAATTGTTTTCCTTTTCTTGTAAATTTAGTTCGGCAACGATGTTGCCATAAACAGAGTGTAACATACAAAAAGTAGAAAAACAACATTACCATAGTAATTTACCATAGTAATATTATTCTTCCACTTTTGTAATCTACAGCCGTGGAGTTCCCTATTTGGGATAAATACTAATGCGATTCACGGAACTCTAATTCCCAATCGCTCTAATGCCAATGGAGGCGATCAGCTATGAATATTTATCCCATTACATTTCACCAAGACAATAGATTCTATGTCTATATGTATCTGCGCGAAAAAGACTCTATAAATGGATTAGCTGGGACGCCATATTATATTGGTAAAGGTTTCGACAATAGAGCATTTGCTAAACACCAAAAAGGAATTTCCGTTCCAAAAGATCGGAATCGCATTCAATTTGTATACGAACATATGAAAGAATTGGTTTCCTTTGACTTGGAAATAAATTTAATTCAATTATTTGGTCGTATTGATTTGGGGACTGGATGTTTGAGAAATAGAACTGTGGGCGGTGATGGCAATAGTGGTCGTTCCATAACTCAAGAAGAAATCAAGAAATGTAAAGAAACTAAAAAGAAAAACGGCACGAACAATGATTCTCCATTAATTATAGCGAAACAACTTACTACAAAGAAATTAAATGGTACACTAAATGTTCTTACTCCATTAGTAGTTCAAAAAATTTTAGCAACTAAAAGAGCAAATGGAACAACTGAAAATAATACAAATATTATTGCTAAAATTTTAGCCACTAAGAAGAAAAACGGTACAATGAATAATTGTGCTTCTGCGCAAGCCATTAAAAAGAAAAAAGATACTTGGGAAAGAAAAAGACAATTAGGTATGGTTCAAAGTCCTCGCTCCCGCGAAAAATGTAAATATTGTCAAAAAGAGTGTTTTCATAAAAATATGACTCTTCATTTGAAACGTTGCAAATCAAAATTATCTGTAGCCGAAGATTTCCCTTATGCCACTTCGGAATTTTGCCGCCTCTCAAATCATTGCTATTGAGCGCATGAGTACCAAACGGTATGACTACTTATATCATTGGTTATCTTGCAACCATATCTGCAAGCTGTTTTACCCAACGAAGGTCTATTTCATCACTACAGAATTTGTAGGTTGGGATTCCCTTAAATTTCCACTTAAATTTTATTGACTCTAACTCTCTTGCAAGTTTCCATATAGAGTGCGGATAAGGCAACTGCATCATTGATTGCGTTGTGAGGGCAACCTTCAAATTTCAAATGTAATCTATCCAACGCTGTTTTAAGTGGAAGTTTTTTCTGAATATTATAAAAACCGCGAAATAATATACCAAAATCATCAATTCCCATTTCTAACCAAGGATTAGAAACATCGTAAATTAAACAATGTTCCATAATAGGACGATAATCATCTCCCCATGCAAAGGTCGGCGTATTGCCACCAAATTGTTTCTTGATGGACTGCATAACTTCTGGAAAGTAGTGACCTTCATCAACCAACAATGATTTAGAAATTCCTGTCAAATCCTGACAGTAATCAGTCAAGTCAAAATCACGATTGGATGGACGAATGTAATAGTTTTTACTGCGCGTGATTGTCAAAGTATCCGTGGAGACTTCTGCAATTCCGATTTGAATAATATGATTTGTCTGCCCTTGCGGTGCAATGCCATTTTCCCAACAGAGCATTTCACAATCTAAAAATTGGATTTTCATTTATTTCTACTTTCTTATTCTTCTAATTTTTTCAACATTGCATATTGTTCGGCTTGTTCTTCTGTTCTAAACAAATATCGTCTAAGTCCACCATTCAAACCGTGATATATATTCAACTGCCATTGCCAGTTTCTACAAAACGCAAACTTAGTCGGGTGAATTTCATAAAATATTTTGTTAAGTCTATCATCGACTGGCCTTGCAAATTCGCGTTCCATTATTGTTCCAACTGTTCTAATACTTGAACATTGATTGCTTCTTGTTCTGTGGCAAAAGTTCTGGTTTGATCATTAAAGATATATGAAGGATATATGTACGGTGAACCATCATGATCATATTCATACCAAGTTTTTAAAACCCAATAACCTTTATCCCACAATCGTTTTAAAAAATGTGCTTTTCTAAATTCAATACGCCAGTGTTTTCTACTGCTTATGTTTACTGCAACCGCACCTTGTGGCCCTTGATTACCTTGCGGTCCTAGTGAAACACATGCACTTCCAGCAGAAGTAATTATTGCGCCAGCAACATTTCCCTGATTACCAAACGCTACTGAAATTCTCTGATTGCCCTGCGGTATCGTTGACATTAGTATTCCAACTTTTCTAAAACCATCGCTTCAATTGCTTCTTGCTCGGTGTCAAATATTCTATAAATTGGCATTGGACTTAACAATGAAAATATTGGATGAATTTCTTCTCGTATAAGCATCCATTGATGTTCATACCCCTTAATGCTCCAATGATACGTTATTTTTGTTCCCACTAATTTTGTCATTGGTTGTATACCATAAATATCAGCAAAGATCAGTTCCGAAAAAACTTTATTGATAATCGGTAATTTCATTTCGGAAAGATTCATTGTTCCAACTTTTTCAACATTACAAATTGTTCTGCTAGTTGCTCGGTGTCAAATCTTCCAAGAAATTCCCGATCTGAAGCGGCGTTATCAATTTTCCAAACAATCCACTGATTATTGAAAAACTGCTCATATTTTTTAATTTCGAATGTGATTTCTCGTTTCATAAAAGTAGTTGCCCCGTTTCTTTTACACAGTCGGGGCCACGCTGCGGAGTACTGGCTTACGCCATTACTGGCACACGGATTTTTACACTGTGTGTGTAAACTTCCGTGCCATCGTTAACAGAGTTAGCGATTATAAATAGTTCTCTCCTTTTTACAGGGGCGAGTACCACAACCTGGCTCGTAACTTCCCGTTTATATACCCGTCGAATCTTGTCGGACCCGTATAGACAATTCGTGTCTAAACATAAATCAAAAATTTGGTGGATCCGGTGACATAATGCTAGTCACGTCCGAATATATATAGAGGTTGTCTCCTTTCACGAGCGTTTCAGTCTTTCGACTGTTAAGCTTTTTATTTTAGGACAAGGGGTATAAATACCACTTGTTCGGCTAAATACAACGGAGAACATTTATGAAAAATGCTTACGCTGCTGGTTTAATTGATGGTGAGGGAAGTATTTCGCTTTTAAAAGCAAACAAAAACGAAACCTTTCGTCACCCAGTTATTGAAATATCAAATACTACTTACGAACTATTACAATTTATGAAAACCACTTTTGGTGGTTCTATTAGTTCACATAAAATTTACAAGAAACATCACAAACCATCATGGTCTTGGAAACTTCATTATGATGCTGCCATATCTTGCTTAGAACAAATTACTCCATTTTTATTAGAACCAAAAAAGAAACGTAGGGCAGAATTAATACTTGCCGAATACAAAAAAGTTACGCTAAGAAATGGACGATACAATCCTCAACAAATTCAAGAAAAATTTACTTTTGAAAATCAGTTCTTTTCTCTATAGTCAATCTTTTACTAAATCAAGTATATAGCAAGTTTCTTTCCATATATCGGTTTGTGGACGGGCAAAAAATCCCTTTGCTACAAATCTTACTAATACTGCTTTGTAATTAGCAGAACATTTAAGAATTTTAGCTTCTACCACTCCGTTATCACCTTGCAATAAAATCGTATCGCCAACTTTTACTTCTTTATCAAACATTTATGTCTTCCTTTCTACAACTTTCAAAAGTTCAGGATTATAGGTTACGTGCCATTCAACTTTGCTATAATCTTTATTTGAAGTGCAATTTAGATACCCTTCGCACTTTTTGTTTTTCTTTTTCAATCCGTCAATAAAATCTAACGCCATTGAGCATTTTGCAAAATTTTCCGTTTTCAGCTTTTTCATTAGCAACCATATCTCTTTCTGCTTTGAATGAGCCATTCAAGATTGAGTTTCTTTACAGATTCAGTATTGTCACCAGCATCAACCAATTCATTCCAAATGATAACGAACTCTCGCGCTGGCGATTCGGGAACATCAGCCGCGATAAATTTCCCTGTCACTCCATCATACACATCAACCATATCAATACCAGCGTCAGGATTTTGCGCAGGAATTAGGATTACATGATTTTCGGCAGTGCGAATCTTATCAGCAATTTCATCTTCAAACCATCGCGCCATTTCACACCCCACTTTTGACTACTACTCTATTCTACTCTTATTTAGTGGGTTTGTCAACTAGTATGGTCATAAACCAAAATTGATTTATAATGAAAACTAGTAGAGTGTCAATTGTTCTTCTGAAACTTTGATAAGTTGTGAACTTGTCAAACGAACATTTTTTCCTCTTGTTCGTTTAACAATGATTGATTTCTCGTTGAATCGGGCAACTTGTCCAACACGTAGCTGACCATTGAATACATCTGTTGCATATACAACCCAATCATCCACTTTAAGCGGAACACCTATTGTATCAGGTAACGAAATAGTTTTTAAATCATTTGCCATTAGCTCTCCAACTTTTTCAAAAAATCTTCGCCTTCTTTTTGTTGTTTAAATTTTCGTAGTTCTCGTTTCCAACGCAAGTCTTCAAGTTGAACAAGCGTAAATGCTAGAATCAAAAAAATAGTTACGAGTTTGTCATAAAAATTCATAATTAACTTTCCAATTTCCTCAAAAAATCTTGCTTGAGTTTTTCTTTTTTACCAAAATAATTATCTATCCACATTGGAACTTTATTCGTCCAAAAATACAGCCAGCCAAAAACAAATGCTGTTATAGATACAGACCATACAACAGCCAAACCAATAAGTTCTATACCATATATAAATGATTTCATTCTCTTTCCAATCTATACAAAATTATGAAATATGTAATGGCTTCAACTATTGCCAGCGTCATTATAATATGTTCTTGCGTGATCATCAGCTTTCCAACTTTTCCAAAACCATTACCGCGATGGCTTCTTGCTCAGATGTAAAGAATTTTTTTGTAATGCCATCTGGCCAATTTTCACGATCAGTATACCACGATAATAATATCCAATAGCGCCCAGCACCATTTATATTCCAGTGCCTCATATTAGCTTTCCAACTTTCTCAAAAAATCTTTCTTGAGTTGTTCTTTGCGTTCAAGGTAATTAAATATCCGTGTAGGAAGCGTACCCACAAAATAAAAAGTACCTAATAATAAACATCCTACACCAAGCATTGAAAAAATCTCGGCAAAATTTATAATTAATTCGTGCCATGTAATCATAACTTTTCCAAATCTTCCTTCAAGTCTTCAAATTCAGAATCAGCGTAATCCTGCCACGATTCCTTGTAACGCGGCTCACGCTGGTTTTTTGGTGTAATTGCGAAGGACGCTTTAGGCGTACCCACTTGATCACGAGCGTTCAACTTTACTGCTGTGACCTTACTAAACTTTCCAGGTTTACGAATTTTGCTTGCCATATTTTCCTTTCTAAAGTTCGTCTTCGGTTAGTGGAATGAAATGCTCTGTGTGATATCCCCACAAAACTTTTCCATCCCTAGTTGCTACGACACAATGTTCTGGCATAAGATAAATTTCACCAAAAACAAAAACCGTTTCTCCATCTTCAAAAGGGTATTGATTTGTATATCCCTTTGGCAAATTAACTCGTGCCACATATCCAACAGGCTTATTAAATTTCTTACTAGGATTTTTCATATTTCCCTTTCTTAAATTGGACTCGGAGTAAAAAGTAGAATAAGAAAAACCCACAAATACATCTTTCCTCTGTGACTTACTTTTTCTCGTCTTTCCCTTTCTCTGAAATAGAGACAACACAAAATGATTAAAACTATGCGAGTTAACATACTTACCTTTCTGGTTCGTCAACGTGTTTAAAACTCAATTCATTGAGACACAAAAACCGAGTGTTTCCAATTTGCTTTTCCCAATCGGTGTGCCAGTGGCCAAAAAACCATTGCTTTGGTTGATACGCCTCAAACATTGCCGATAACGCTTGCCCAGTTCTTGTTGGATTCACAGACGATTCTTTATACCATGCCTGAGATTGCAGAGCAAAACGATTCAACAAATAATGAGACGCTGGATGCGGAGCATCATGCGTAATCATAATTTCTGGCTTCGCTTCAATGTATGCGTCCAATGCTGTATTCAATTCAGCAATTGTTAATTCCTCTTCCGACCACCAATCAACACCTTCAATACGCAAGGCTCTATCAATAGACCATGCACCACTCACAAAGAAAACCGAGTGACCATCAATTTCTGCACTTCCAAAATCACCCAAGTAATTTGGATGAACTCTGCACACTGCCGGATTGTCGTGATTTCCACGAATGAACCTGCAATGCTCTGGCAGAACAGCACTTTGCGACTTCGGAAAACCTATTCCCAAATCACCGACTTGTACCACAGTATCGTTTGGAAATTCCTTGCGAAATTTCTTCATTTTCCGCCTGAACGAATCCAAATGACCGTGAATGTCACCTACCAAAAGCATACTTTCACCTAAAATGATTATAACATGATGCCAACCAAATGTCAATAGACAAAAAAAATTCCTATACCCTTTGAAATCAAGAGCATAGGGATTTTCGATCAGTTACGAACCAAAAACTATTTCATTTGGGTCGGATAATAGCTCTGCCTCTGGCAAAGTAGTTGTGTTTCGTTTCCAATTGAACTGCTTTAAACGAATTTCCTCCAAAGCGATCTTTGTATATCGCTGTAATGGAATTTCATCACGAAACTTTGGGTTTAGTTCTGAACCAACTGTTCCAACTGCCTTATAAATCGGAGCGCCATTGTATAACTGCTTGGTTCGCGCCATTACCAATTGTGCTAATTGAAAACGACTTCCAATTATTTCTTGATGCTCTTGAATCGTCAAAACTTTTGATGTTAACATAATTTCCTTATGGTTCTTGAATTTTTTCAATGGTGGGAATCGTAATATCGTTGCCAAGTCGTTGCACCAAATATCCATGCATCAAATTGTTACCCAACAAACTGATAGTGCTATAAATTTTTGAAACTATAATAGCCAAACATAAAAGAGCGGCAAGCCAATTTCCCGTATGACAAATGACAACTTCTATCAAAGCTAATACAATTATCTGCGGCCAAAACACTCTCATAACTGGGGTGAAAATACACTTTTCCCACCAATCATCCAACGAATTATATTTCTGAATTTGCTGACGGAGTAAATTAATTTTTGACAGAAGATTATCGTTCATGCAATTCCCTCTCCATTATTTACATCAAAACTGCGGCCTCTATACAGTTGGCCGCAGTTTTGTAAAACAGCTTGGTATTACACCACATACTAAATTATCTTTTACTAAATTATCAAATTTTACTTAGTAACAAATTACTTCTTTGCCGCTGCTACCCTTGCTGCCTTGGCGCGAATTGAATTACCACGCGCTGATGCAACAATCTGTGAAACGATACTGTCAGGTGAAGGAACGACTACAACTGTAGGAGTTTTTGACTCAACAGTAACCTTGTTCTTCTTTCCTGAACCCACTGGACGGCCACGCTTGCGACCAACCACAGTACCATCAATCTTTGCAATCTGATTGTTGATGTAAGTGCGCTTCGCTTCAAGCGATGCCAAATTTACACCTTCTGGCTTTGTTTCCAAAAGATAGGCAATAGCCTCAAGTTTGGTCATTTCGTTAGGCAACTCAACAAAAGTCACGTTGCTATAACCAAAAACCTTTTCCATAACCTTCGGACGAGTGCTGAGTCCGTTGGCAAATCGCGCCTTGAAAACTCCAGATGCATCAGCGCTTGATCCTGCATGAGTAAATGTACGTGTATCAATCTTCATAACTTCAATAATCCTTTTCAATGGAACTACCATTGGTTGTTGGTTGTTGGTTTATAATTGCACGATTCATCATGATCGCGCCGTTCGGTAATACTATTTGGTATTATTATTCCTATTATTAGTATACCAAACTTTGTCATGTTTGTCAACACAAATTTTGGTTTATTTCCAAAAAGGTACAGTCAAGGCAAGTGCAAATACCCCAAGTGCAATCGAAATAATGACGATAATCGGATACTTTTCAATAAATAGCATTTGATTCCTTTACTTCTCAAGTATACCAAACTTTGGCATACGTGTCAACTAAAATCTTTTCCTTTGATAAATACAATAGAGGAAACAAACAGTGCCTATCAAACAGAAATCACGAATAGAAACACGTTTAGGACTTCAACAAAATTTGCCACAACTTTCCCCAGGTGAATTTGGATGGGCAGTTGATTCCCAACGCCTATTCATCGGTAATGGCACTATTGCGGAAGGTGCGCCTTTTATCGGCAATACCGAAATTCTTACGGTCGTCGCCGCTGCTACAACTCCTGCGAATCTTCCAGTTTCGGGTGTTTTTCAAGAATCCCCAAATGGAAATCTTCAAGTATTTACAACCTACGGTAATGTTGCTCCAATTCCTAACACTTTGCTCGTTTGGTGTAATTATCCACTCATTTTAGGAGTGGGTTACACTGTTTCTGGCTCTACCGTGACCTTTACCACTGCCCCAATTTCTACGGACAACCTATATTGGCAAGGGTGGGTTTCGTAAACCAAATTTTATAATGGTGCAAATACCATTCGAACTGGCAAATCACCACAAGTCAGAATAGGCATATATTCTAAACGATTCTTATCCTTATTGTTTTGCAAAGAATATAATCCTGGATGCTTTGCAACATAAAGTTGAGCCGACTTGCTTGGCTTATGATCAACATCATCTGCAATTGCATCAGCAAGAGACGTTATAAGTATTCCTCTCGCTGTTAAACAATTATCATATTGTTTCTTAAGATCAACAAATTCGGCATCATGTTTAGATTGCTCTGCCACTATATTATCAGTCCATTCCTGCCATTTTGTAAGGCAATCATTGATACTATCTGAGGCTTCATTGTATTTTGCTGTCTCACGGTCTACTAATAAAGACAGATCAATATTGTTCTTCAAATTAGCTTCTGGCGTAAGCCCAACGTCAACGCTAAGTTGAGCGTAAGTGTGTTCAAGGGCAATATAAGCAATACGAGTTTTAGCAATAAGGGAAAGAAAAGTCTCGTGAGACTTTTTCATTTGTTCCGCGTCAACCAAACACTTTTCCTTATAATTTCTACGCTCATCAAGTTTGAGATGATCGCCATTGATTGCTATAGCGCGACAGTCTTCAGTATTATAAGACCATTTTCCAAGAAACTCTTGATCATTATCAAGATCAGTTTTCATTGTTTGAAGGGAAAAAAGTAGGTCAAAATCTTTCTTGTCCTGTGGCGTGTAAACAAGTGGCCTTGCATTACGCACATAGACAGCGATATCAGCGTTAGTGGCATTTGGATCAAGTACGGCCTTTATCTGTTGCCCCAAATCCTGAGTGATTCCTTTGTGAGTGTATGATTTAGTCTGCCCCCATACACTCGGTGATAGCATTACAAGCATCATTGCAATACTGCAAATTGAATTTTTCATAGTTTCCTTTCTTAGTTGATATATCAATAAAAATAGACGGGGATTACTCCCCGTCCACAAGATAAACAGCATTGCCCGAAGGCTCAACCATCTTCCAAATTGAAGGAGTAATATCCTTGTGATCCAGCAATCCAAACAGCAATCCTGAATACGGACGATACTTTTCTTGAGTAAAATATGCCGCCATTTTCTTACGAGATTCCTTGTATGGCATAAATTGATCAAGTATCGGCTTTGACTGAAAAGCATTCACAGCGATATTATTGATTTCAATAAACTTTATGCACAATTCACGGCGAACTCCAAAAACCCACGCCTTGAAAGTTTCGGGCATACGAGCATCAGCAATCCATTCATCAATCGTTGCAGACTTACCATCACGCAACAATTCCCATACGCTATGAACATTCAGACCAGTCAAAATCTTGTGAAGACGAACATATTCTTCAAACTTCACCTTGACCTTGATTCCAGTAGAAGGATAAGTCAAAACGTAACCTTCACGATTCTTTTCGTTTTCCTTCAAAGCATCAGAAAGAGACTTCTTGTATTCCTGCACCAAATTCAGACCCATAGCGCGACAATACGGCTTCAAATCATCGCGAGACAATTCTCGGCCAGTATCAATATTGATCACGCCCAAAACAACCAAACCTTCAAAATCATAATCAATAACAATCTTGTTTTCCTTGAAAATGATTTCTGAAAGTACAGTATACATGGGAGACAACTTCAAACGCGGATACTTAGTACGAATCCAATTCGTTGCCCAATTTGCTTGGTCAGAATGAAAAGAGCCACGAGTTGCAACGTGATTCAAACCATCCCATTCAAACATTATTCCCAAAGAACCATCCAACTTATCCAATAACATCGGAATTTCGTTAGGAAGATTCTCTTCCATCGTTTCAGGATGGCGGGTATCGTTGATGTTCCAAAATTTAGGAAAAGCTAATGCCACTATTTTTTCAGTTTCAGTACAATAAACCAGACCACGAGACAAATTCATCTCGGTGTTCCAAACCAAATTTGGATCATATTGCGCTTGCGGGGTATAGTTCAAAACCGCCAACGGATAATCGTTGTGAAACTTGCGCGAGACAAACCCATCCTCAATCAACTTATTGAGTAAGTCCACGTCCAAAATTTCTTTCAAAAACTTCATTACATATCCTTTTCTTTTCCACTAGGGTCTAATAGTGTAACCCTGTTCAATTGAGTAGTCTGATTTCCCTTGTTCTTGATAGTGCCAGAAACATTGTAGGTGTTTCCTTTAGTCCAAGAATGCTTGCTAAAGAAAAAGACCATACGATTTCCAGAAACATTGTTTACCAAGGCATTGACAGCATTTGACTGCCACTTTTCCTTGAAGATCGCATCAACAATCTTGACGTTCAAAATTACTAGCTGACCAATTTCTGCATCAAGAGCAATACTGTTATCCGTTAGTTCCCTCAAATTATTGCGCTCTAAATCACGCTTGACATTGTTTGCGTAACAAGATGGCAATGATGCGGTAAGTCCAAACAACTTTTCACCAGTTGCAATTTCTTCTGTGCTGGCGGCATCCACGGCATTCTTGAGAAAATCTCCTGCTTCACCACCAAAAACATACGCAATCTTACTGCAATAATAATTGCGAACCAATTCAGCATATTCATAATCTTCTGGCAAAATATTACTTTGATCAGAAGCAAGAATTGACTTCATCAAAGCCGCATTATACAACATTGTATCGCTAGGTTCAACCCTCTTAGCAACGGGGACATAAACAGGATAATAACGACTAAACGGAATAAACGGACGTTTCACATATTGGCCATTGATACGCTGAGCAGCACAAGCCGTTGCAAAAACCAAATCACGCGGATACGAAATTGATGGAACAACCACTTTTGCCGTTTTCATGACACCCTTTCGTTATGCTACCAAATGATAAATCACGATTGAAAGTACCCCAATCATTCCACCCATTCCAAAAAACATATACAAACTTTCCAACACATCTTGTATTGGATCGCTCTTGGGGCGCATATAATCCCATCCAATTTTCATCAAATAGCTGGAAATGAAAAACGCGATAATTACATAAATCCAGAACATGACACCCTTTCAATTACTTTTTTGAAGATGTAGCAAACAAAAAAGAACTCAAAATCATAATTCCCCATGCTTGCATCCAACCAATAGTATGAACGCCAGAAACAGCAGGAACCAAACAACCATTCCATAATTGCATCACAAACCATGACAACAGAAAAGATATACCTATTAACATTGGTATAGTCACAATCGTTGCCACAACATACTTACCAATCTTTTCCATAATTCCCTCTTTTCGACTACAGATATAGTATACCAAATAAATGAGATAAAGTCAATAGGAACTAAGTTATTGATTCTAAAGGGCAAGCAAAAGGGGAAGGTCTAGCCTTCCCCTCATTTCACCCAAAATTCTGGATTATCTGCTGTTGCGCTTGCCGTTCTTGCCCCAAATATCACGCTGCGAAACGCTATACTTGTTAAAACCGTCGCGGGTCTTCTCAGTTACGACAACCAAACCAGCCTGTCTCAACTCCGAAATACGTGCGCGAAGATTCTTGATGTTGTACTTGCTCAACGCCTGACGTGCGGTAAGAGTCTTACCAGTTCCGCGAAGATACTCGTGCAAAAATACATTTTGTGTGCTTGAAAGCTTCATAATTTACTACTCCTTATCAAATAATGTTTGATACATTGCTTGATTTTTCTAATTAATGTAAGTATATCAAATACTGCACCACAATGTCAACAAAAAAATTGCTAAATAATATTGTTAGTAAAAGGAGTCTTTATGATTTATATCTATGTTTTGGTTGCAGTTGCTATTGTAGCGGCAGTAATATATGTTGGTAATAAGAAAGACAAAAACTTTGAAATTTCTACCGATGCTCTTGATAAAGCAATCGGCCCAATCCCAGTCAAAAACGAAGATGAAGAAGTAAAAGTTGCAGTGAAAATTGATCACCCAAAAACAGTAGTTGTTGAAGTTGCGTCTCCAAAGGAAGAACCTAAAAAGACAGCACCTAAAAAGAAGGCGGCACCTAAAAAGAAGGCAGCACCTAAGAAAGCAAAGAAAGTTACAGCAACAATTATTTAATTCAGGTGTTTAATATATTTTAGATTCGCAGCGCGAACCTCTTTTTCTAATTCCATAATTCTGTTTATGAGACGTTCAATATAAGCTTGAATTGTTTCATATGGTGGCAAAATTTTGCATTCGGAATCAGGTTCGCCGCCCGTCCCATCGCAAAGATCACAATCACAACCTGCTTCATATCCATGCCCGGCCGTATGTCGTTTTAAATCTTCAGGGATTTTCATTTATTAGTCTTCCTTGATTTCAACAACCAAAGGATAACCTTCGGCCTCTGCTTTGGATTTAACCAAATCTCGTAAATGAGATGCCAATTCTTTATTGAGTCCAGATGCGGCAACTCCAGAACCTTTCTCATCAACTTGCTTAGTCAACGCTATTGCGGCATCAACTGAATAACCAAAAACTTCAACTAATGATTGAACCACAAACGCGGCACTTGTTTTTTCATCATTGAAATACACCACACTGTATCGTGCGGGTGGTTTCAAATCAGTGTTGATTTTGACTTTGGTTACAATTTCACACTGTGCGCCTGTCATTATTTTCTCTTTTCTTAGGTAGAATAGTATCTATACTTTCATAATACTATTATTTGGCTCTCTTGTCAAGCTTTTTTTCAATAATCTCAATTTTTGGTATTTGGTTTTTGTCTATGCAATCGCCATCAAATGTTACTTTGGTTACATTCCTCTTTTTATATTCTGGTATCAAATATAAATGGGATAACATGATATTGTCGCACAGGGAACGAAGACCACGTACACCAGATTTCTCAAATTTGGTTTTATGAGCAACCTTTTCCAAAAAACCTTCTGTAAATTCTAATTCGATATCATCCACACCAAAATAGAATTTGTATTCGGACAAAATATTGTTTTTGTCATTTTTCAAAACGCAAACCAATTCTTCTTCAGTAAGTTCTTTGGTAAATGTCTTGATAGGAAAACGCCCCACAAATTCAGGAATCAAACCAAATTCAATAAAATCTTCTGTAGCATATTCAGACTCAATATTTTGAATCATGGGAGCTACATCTGAAAAACCAAGACCTTTCTTCTTCTTGAGTCTTGCCGCCGCTATTTCATTTAGTCCATTGAACGATCCACCACATATGAAAAGAATATTGGATGTATCAACTTCAATAGGCTTTGCTCTTTTGAAATCCAATCCAGAACCAATAGGAACTATTGTTCCTTCAACCATTTTCAATAATGCTGATTGAACTCCAGCAACTTTAGAATCGGTTGTTGACACTCTATTCTTTGTTGAAGCAATCTTGTCAACTTCATCCAAAAATACAATACCATTTTCCACAGCGTCAATATCACCATTTGCTTCTGTCAACATTCTCATAATGATTGTATCAACGTTTTGGCCTATATATCCTGCTTCGGTGAGTGTTGTGGCATCAACAGAAATGAATGGAACATCTAAAAACTTAGCAATCGTGCTAACTAACAAACTCTTACCACTGCCACTCGGCCCCATAATCAGTAGATTGCTTTTATTGAGACTATCATTATCCTGACCAAACAACATTCTCTTATAATGATTGACTACACTAACACAAAGGGCCATCTTTGCTGGCTCTTGTCCAATCACATATTGATCAATGAATTTACGAATCTTTATGCTGTCTAGCTGTTCGGCTAAATGTTTTTTCTCAGGAATTATTGCAGTAGTTGCTTCTGGTGTGTTTTTGAGAAGATCGTTAAAAAGAAATACACACTTATCGCATATGGAAAAACTTCCACTAACAACCATTTTGAGACTTTCATCTCTACTCTTGTTGCAAAAAGCACATTGTATATTATTTTTGGTCATTAATTAGAAATGATTACTCAAATAACTTTAAATGGATTTTTTAAGCTACGGACAATCCGCAAATCAACATACCATCTTTAGAGAGTGTATAATATTATACATCACTGAAGTTATTTATACAAAACTTGCAAAAATCAAATTATTCTATTCTTGCCAAGATTGCAGTGGAATTGTCATCTCTTTGAAATGTAGCACCCATCTCAACTAAATTTTCGGCAGTAACTTTTGGATTTTTGATCATATCAACCATCACATCTAAACATGCAGTCGATGCATGAGTAGGATCAATCAAACCATCAGTACAAATCAAAATCCAACTTTTTTCATTGATAGGAATAGAGAAAATTTCTGGTTCTCTGTCAAGAACGCGAGATAAATTTGAATCTCCAAAGGCACGACTCATTTGTAATCCTGATCCTTGAAAAACCTTACTATCAAACAAATATCCATCAGAAACAACGCCGCCACGCGACACAGCTTTATCAACTTCTACTGTATTCGTTCGCACATTATGTTCTGGAGAAATCCAAATATCATCATTGGCGGTTTTAATAATTGCCAGACTATCACCCAATGTGGCAACATATGCTATATCTTTTTTGACCCAAACAACACACGCGGTAGAACCAGCATAATAAAATTGGGTCTTATCAGCTAATCTTTGAAACAAATATTGCAACGCCAATTCAGGAGTGGCTTTCAAATTCTTGTGTATGGATTTAAAAATATACGGAGCGTGCTTAGCCGCAAATGCGGAAGTCCAATCGCCTCCATGACCATCAAACATACCGAGCAACGCTTCTCCGTTATTCATTTGCTTAACGAAGGCGCGATCCTCCTGATAGTTCCGTAAATTTTGCTGTGTGAACTGAGTGATTTTCATAATTTCTACTTGGTTAGAGTTTAACTGGGATTACGATACTACTGTTTGGTATTGTATCAGTATGGGGCAATTGAACAAATTTATGATTAGGACATATTAGCTCCCGCTTTATTTTTAGCAATTACTGCTATGTCAATTGAATCTGCGATAAGTTGCGCCATTTTGCCATTATCGCTTGGATACACATATGGCAATGGATATAGTAAGTAATACTGCTTCTGTAATTCCGTCAATTTTTCCAACACAAAATCAGAAGCCAATTTGTTTTTCATCGTTCTTTCCTTTTCCTTGCTCGTTATTCCATTTATACCAATAAACACCACCAATAAATGCAAATATGGCGCTAAAAGCGCACAACATATAATTTGACAAATCGGATAAGGCTGGACCTGCAAACATTCCTGACAACGTAACAGCAAAAATCCAAATGTACATATTTTTATGAATCTTTTTCATTATAAATACTCAACTTTCAAATTACTATCAGCCATGGCTTCATCAACTGCTCGTTCAATATCTTTCAATTGTCCAAGTTTACGCATACACTCTACTTTATGCCATGCCTTGAACTGTGGTGTGTTAGCGCATTTCTCGAAAGCCGCTTGCTTGTTTCTAAACTGATCCCTTCCGTCACGATGTTCCGCCCTTGCGCCTGATTCTTTATGAATGCATCGCACACCGTTTTGTTTCGCGTTTTTATGTTGCCCTCCAGGTCCACCAGTACAAAAGGTTTGAAACTCAAAATCTTTTGCGGTTAACGAGAATAGCAAGTGCTTCGGCTTGTCAGACATTTCATCACCTAGTTTATTACTATAGTCTTTCCATCTGAACATTTATAAATATCGGTTTCTCCGTGTACCATCATTCCTACGCTACGAACTGGGATTGTCTCTACCAATGTACAACCATGTGTTTTCACATACTGCTCTTGCTGAGCAATCTCTTTATAGTGGGAATCAATCATCCACGAAGTCAAAAAGTAATAACCCACAAATACAACGAGTAGCAATAAAAATACTTTCATTTGTTTCCTTTTTTGAACCTTCACTACATCATATTCAGAAAAATGTATAAATACAGTATATGAAAAATTGTAAACAATGTCAAATATCTATCATTGAAACTAAGATGTTTTGTTCTCAGTCTTGTGCTGCAAAATTTAACAATGCAAGACGAACACGAACAACTTGGTCAACCAAAGCTAAAGAAAATCTTTCTCAAAAAATGAAAAAACTGTATAAAGAAGGAAAAATTACTATGCCCAAGGGAATAACACGATCTAAACGAACAAAACAATTTTATAAATGTCATCATTGCCACAATATATTCGAACAAAAAAATTGGGGGCAAAAATGCTGTTCAATTGCGTGTCGCGACTCAATTCGTTCTAAAAATAAATGTGCCAAAATTAGAATTATTTACTTCAATCATAATGACAATACTGAAGCTAGTCTTCAATCTTCTTGGGAACTAACAATTGCAAAGTGGTTAGATGAACAAAATATCATATGGTTAAGACCATCTAAAAGACTTCATTGGTTTGATACTACTATGAAAAAATGGAGAACCTATCTTCCAGACTTCTATCTACCAAAATTTAATAAATTCCTTGATGTAAAAAATCCGATCAAAATGAAAGAAGATGCCGATAAATTAGAACAATTAATAAAACTCTTTCCCCTAATTATTGGAAACAGAGAAGAAATCAAAATATCTGTTTCAAATTTGGTACTCCATGAAGGATTTGAACCCTCATAGCTGGTTCCGAAGACCAGTGTTCTATCCGTTGAACTAATGGAGCTAATGGAGCTAATTTGGTAGGCATGGCAGGAATCGAACCTGCATTTTCAATTTAGAAGATTGTGGTCCTATCCGTTGGACGACACGCCCACATATAATTATTTATCATCACACATCATAGGATCAAGCCACATTAAAAATCGGATAATAGCAGTAGTTCCACAAGTAAATGTTAAAAATCCCACCCAACCTAATGCTGTATTATACCACCAAGTAGCAAACCACACATTATGCATTGAACTAAGCCACGCCAGTACAAAACTATTAATGACTGCTCCAATAGCAAATAATATTGTTAAATAACCCTTCATAACAACCTTTCTTATTTTTGGTAGCCCCACTCAGATTCGAACTGAGACAATGCATCTATCTAATGCTAATACGGGTTATAAGGCCGCTGTTCTGCCGTTAAACTATAGGGCTAAATAATAATCTTGATTCTACTGATCACCACCCGAATCATCAACGTTCGAAGTGTTACCAATATATAGAGTATACCACTCTGTAACAACATTGTCAAGTGTAAATCCAGGCATTATTTTACAGTTAAATGCTTTAGATTCACGAATATCACAATGTACTGATGCCATCCACAAACTACTACCTAATTGCAACGGTTCTTGCGGAACAAGTCGTGACGCGAAATATCCACCAAAAAAACCGACTAATATCAGCCACGTTATTTTGGTCCATTTCATAGTGCAAGTATTTATCTAAAATTTTGATTTCTTGTGGCTTTATTTTGCCATCAAATATTTTACAAGATCAGGATTACTTCTAAGAATTTGCAATAAACTCGGTGTTAATCGGTAAATTGCCTTATGTAAGTTCTTATCCGTATCACAATTTGTAGCCACGTGCATTATTTCATGTAACATTGTATCGCGCTTTGTTGGGTCGGTTTTCAATATTCGTACTCTTTGTAATACGCAATTTGTGTCTCCAACCTCCATTCCATTAGACCAATCTGCTATGTTATTCACTGAATAAGCTGTATTTCCCGTAATAATGTCTGCTGGTGGAATACTCTTACGTTCTCTTGTACGTTCTCTATCTTCGGCATCTATCTTTTTCAATTCAGCTAAATCATCCTTTACCCGATCTGCATACAGAGATAAAAAAGCGTCTTCAATAGTGATATTTTTCAATTCAACCTTACCATTTGGCAATACTGTAAATGATTGCATATCTCCATTTGGCAGGTTTCCAACAGCAAAATTTAATTCCGTATCGGACATCTCAGAATGATAAAGTTTTAGATAATCTTGATACTCTTTCATAGTAGCCAATGCATACTCATGCGCCGATCTATTGAAAAATGTAGTTGGTAACCAAGTACTAGTACCACTACTAAATGTAAGAGTTCCTGACGCTGTTGATACTGCTGATCCGATTGGTGTAGAAGGAATAAGAAGACAAGGACTAGTAGCACTGGTACAAAGCTGACCATATGCTAACTGTGATAGCAAGCATAGTAAAATAATAAATTTCATATAATTCTTTTATCCTTATGTCGTTCTAAAAACTCTTCATCAGTTTCCGGCTTGAAATGAAATAGTTCTGTTGCAATAAGCGAATGCAATTCAAACGATGGTATGCGAACAGGGGCAGATGGATGAAAAATCGCGGCGATCCTGAACGAATCTGCAAGATGATGAACATAATGGACTGGCAGATATTCAAGTTCATCAATGGCTCCGTTGATCAAGACTTGATTCATTTCAACCGTTTGCATATATGATTGCTTGAATGGATCGGCATCGACTTGACAATTGGAACGATGCCATCTAATGCATTTCTTTACAAATTGAGTTTTAGCATCGGGCGCTCTAAATCCTGACAATAGAATGGATTGCATCTTCAAACCGACAGTTGCAACCCATGGTTGTAATACAAATTCATTCATAATACTTTCCATTTTCAAGTTGCTCACGAAGTGGAGCGATAACCTCGAATTCAATAAATTTTGCAAGAGAGAAGCCACAGCTTCCTTCGGCAATCTGTCTATTATAATCGTCTATGGCGGTTTGAACTGCTTTTACATCTTCATTCCAAGTTGCTGGATTTTCCATTTTATTCCTTATGTAACAATAGTTTTGCTTGTCAAGTCACCACACGTCAAACAAGTATTCGTATAGGTGACACGCTTTTCAACAACCTTTGATTCTGGTAATTTTCTTGCTACTGGGCCAACAGTCCAAAACCAAGTATCAATATCATGCCGTTCAGTAACAGCAAGGTCATTATCTTTCTTCCATTTTGAACCATCATATGTATGACGATGAAAAATAGTCATATTATTTCACTCCAGAAGGAGATTTCCTTCTTCCTTTGAAACCCCAAGACCAACCTTCATCATCCACTTGTTTTACCGAACCTTCTTTTTTCTCAGAAAATTTCCAGAGGCCATTGGGTTTTTGTTCGAGTTCTACATAGGCTTGCCCTACGGCAAGACGACTACCTTTTGAATCAATTTCGTTTGCTTCTTCTTGTGTGGCATAACCACCATCTATTACAATTGGCCCGTCTCTGTATACATTAACCCAACTCATCTTTCGTGTTGGTTCTTTTGTAGGGTTTACTTGGAAATCTGCGTGTCCCATCAGCATCCATTCATCATAGGTAATCAAACCATGCGCATAATCATTATCAATATCATAAAAAGAATGGGGTTGAACTTTACGCTCCCATTGATAACTATTATCATCGCGATACCAACCGCTGTCATTTAATGATTTTTTCCAATCTGTAGGATTGTGTGGCACTCGCGATGCTTTATCAAATGCTTCAGTAAGTGTAAGTGTCTTTTGCGGATAATCATTAGCACGAACCCATTGATAACTATTAGGATCATCTAAAGCTTTATCATAATGTGTCACCGTAATCTTTCCAAATTGTTCTGGAAACGTTGACGATATTGATCCGTTTATCTCGGCAAGATAATTTATCTCGGTTTCAGCTTTGGTATCAGTCACAACAATCCAAGTTCCATCAGGTTGCTTTTCAACTTCAACTTTAAGTAGTAAGCCATATTTACTATATTTGACGGCCATCCCTTTAGTTGAAAAACCACCGCTTCCAAAATATGGACCATCTTCAAAAACATCGAACCATCGTTCTTTTCGTTCTGGTGTCTTTGGAGTTTCTGGAACAAGGCGCACAAATTGATCAAGCTTTCTTATTGAAAAATTTATGGTTTTCTGACAGCTATCAGCATACCACAAATTTGCTGTAAGATACTTTCCATCTGGTGTGCCATATAAAACATACCAATTTACTTCTGCATCTTTGGTAACAATTGACTTATTTGCTTTCAAGTCTTCATAAGTTACGCGCTTCAATTTATCAAATTCGTCGGATGTATATGTCTTCACAAATTACTCTTTTCTTGTTCAAATTTTTGACGCATTTCTTTTTCAGCTTCTTGTGGGGTGAGAGCAAGCAAAAGCGAAGCACGATTGACGGCTTCTGTAATACGCGAAACATCGTGCAATTTACGAGCCTTTGTAAGAGCCTCAAGTGCGGCCTGAGCAAAATCTGGGTTCGACGGTTGCTTCATATAAACCTCACAAAATTATTATACCTTATTGGGGCGAAAATGTCAAGAAAAGAGCCTGAATTAAATTCAGGCTCAAATAACTACAAATAAAACATCTGCTTACGATCAATACTACACTAAATTTTTGGAAATGTCAAGGAAAATAATTATGTTGATTCTAAAGGACTTAGAAAGTAACAATAATTTGGGTTGGAGAATTAAAATTTTCCGAATATCCAGGTGCGCCACCACCAGCAATAACAGCATAAAATTGTATTTGATTCAAATTTATTACGCCTGAACATGCTGGAGTTGAATATGAAGGTACTCCACTTGGCAATGTCACTTCTGCGACTCCAAGCGGAGAACCACCATTACAAGTAACATAAAGAGTACCAGAACCACCGCCTGTGCCAGAACTACCACCACTCGCATCATGAGTTGAAGAAAAATTCATAATACCAGCCGCGACTTGGTTTGGGCCAGTAAATGATCCACTTGTTTGTGGACATAATGGAGAAGAAGATTGATTACAAGAAACTGATATTCCTGCATACAAAATGAATGTTCCATGTATACCATGATTACCAGTTACTCTACCGGGCGCAGTTCCGGCTTGTCCAAATGCAATGCTTGAACAAAATAATAATGCAATTGCTATTAGAAACTGCTTCATTACTTCACTCCAACATTGATATTCATCGCCCCCGGCGTGATATTTATATTGTCTTGATTACAAACAGACCAATCAAGATTATCATTGGAACTATCTGGCCACAACATAAGTACTAATCCGCCATTAGCTCCCCAACCGTTAACAGCAGTCGGGTTTGTAGCAAAAGCTGATGTGAATGTTGATGCTGATCTGACACCAATGTATGATTGTGTTTGTGGAGTTGTACAAGTATTATAAGTAATGGGTGTTCCTGAAGGCATTGTAAGAGTTACATTTGAAGGACTGCAAACACCACTGCCATTAGCAAGAATACCATATGCAAATTGTCCATACGAGCAAAGTCCTGGTGTAGAAGCTAAAGCAGAAGCAGTACCAGCATTTCCTGTAACGCTAATTGCCCAAGTTCCTGATGCACCTGTTCCTGTAGCTGATGGAGCGCCAACAGTATGATAATCAACCGTAAATGCTGATGATCCATTATATACTTGCGAAGGGGCTGCACCACCAGAAGCGGCAAAAGTTACTGATTGAGCAACTTGCGAGGCGATACCAGAAATATTGATACCCCAAGTTCCTGTTGCACCAGTACCAGAAACAGATGGAGCGCCGACAGTGTGATAATCAATTGTGACAGCAGAAGAACCATTGAATGAAGCACCGGCCGATGCACCACCACTACCGGCAAATGTTACTGGGTTAGTTGTAGTTCCACCGCCCCCACCACCGCCAGTAATTGTATTACATCCAAAAGATTGCAAAGTATTATCAAATGATAAAGCATTGTTTCCGCCGTTACATTCTGGAATGGTAGTCCAATATCCTGTTCCTGTACCAGTTCCAACATAAACTTGATTATTTGTATTTCCAAAAGTGAAAGTAATACTTGGCGTTGTGCTGGCAGTTGCAACACCAACTGTAAACATATAAGAACTGGTTGCAGCAACAAGAGTAACACCACCACCGCCACCAGCAATTGTATTACATCCAAACTTCACAGCAACCGGATCCCAAAACAAAGCATTAGTAGCACCAAAACAGTTTGTTGGAATTGGCTGAGTTGAACCTGTTCCGCCATATGCTTGCTGAAGAGTTCCTTTGACCTGAATATTATTTGGTCCTAATTGGATTTCTTGAGCGCTGCCTATCAATGGGAGCATCGCAATTACAAAAGCTAAAATACCAAATAATTTCTTCATCTTTTCCTCTTAACTCCATACATAAATGCGTGCTGCAACATTAGCATCTGATGCAACACAATAAATATTGGCCGAATCATACCCAATAGAAATATTAGCAGTATTTAGCCAAATCTGGCCGCCGGTAATCATTGTAATTGCAACTGCTTCGGGAGCAGAGCCTAAAGTGTGTCCTACAACAAATGGACCAGGCGATGAAGGTGAAGCATTAGCCAATACAATAATATGTCCAACTCCTTGATTGCCTTGATTGCCTTGAGTTCCTTGTAATCCTTGAGTGCCTTGAGTGCCTTGTAATCCTTGAGTGCCTTGGATTCCCTGATTGCCTTGATTGCCTTGTAATCCTTGAGTTCCTTGTGGGCCAGTATTACCTTGAGTTCCAGCACCACCTTGGTCACCTTGATTTCCTTGGCTTCCTTGGAAACCAGCACCTTGAATGCCTTGATTTCCTTGCGCTCCGTTGCTTGCTTGATTTCCTTGATTGCCTTGGTTGCCTTGAAATCCAGCGCCTTGAATGCCTTGATTTCCTTGTGTTCCAGTGTTTCCTTGATTGCCTTGGAATCCCGCGCCTTGAATACCTTGATTGCCTTGCGTTCCGTTATTTCCTTGATTTCCTTGAAAACCTTGATATCCAGAACCTTGTGGACCTTGTGTTCCTTGAACAGAAGTTCCTTGATTGCCTTGATTTCCTTGTGATCCCTGCGTGCCTTGGAATCCAGCGCCTTGAATGCCTTGATTTCCTTGATTTCCTTGATTGCCTTGAACGCTGGATTGATTTCCTTGGCTTCCTTGGCCTCCTTGAACTCCTTGAACTCCTTGTGTTCCAGGGACTCCTTGTAATCCTGTCGCACCATTATTACCTTGTGATCCGTGGACAGATGCTCCTTGATTTCCTTGAGTTCCTTGATTTCCAGTACCTTGGTTGCCTTGGTTTCCTTGGTTTCCTTGGAAACCTTGCGGTCCACCAGTATTACCTTGGTTTCCTTGTGGTCCTTGCGCACCACCAATCTGTCCATTAAGAAAACCGGCAAGCTGTGCAATTGTGGCTTTTTCTGTTATTGAATTTTGAACAAGCGGAAAAATAGCCACATTTGATAAAGACGGAGCAAATGGAAGTTGACTAATTTTTATAGAACTGGACATAGATAAACACCTATCCTAAGTAGTAGTATTTATCTATACCAAACAAAAACAGCGAGTCATAAAGACTCGCTGTTTCTGTACTATGTTGATTGTTTATTAGCCTTCTTGCAGATTGTTGTTCTCAAAGTAGAGATACTTCCTCCACAATGGATCACCATCACCAAGATCACGCATAATGAATCGGCTAGTGTGGCTGTTCAACGGCCTCGGCTTATACATCAGCTTCATATCCGTCAATTCATGCAACATCTTGTTTCCCTTCTTTTTGTTACAAGGCATACAGCAAGAAACAAGATTTTCCCATGTACTCTTACCTCCACAGAAACGTGGAATTACGTGGTCAAGAGTCAACTTACTTGCTGTAAATGGATGACCACAATACAAACACATATGCTTGTCACGATTGAAAATATTCTTTCTCGTAACAATTGGGGTACGAATTGGAATGTAACGATATTCCAGCAACCTAATGACACTCGGCAACATGAAGTCAACCGTTATCATTTCGCCAGTATATTCGTCCCACATCTTTCCAGTGTAAAACTTCTGATCAAGAGTTTCCTCTGCACGAGCAACTCCCTTGACGATCAACTTCATCGCTCTCTTGACACTGCAAATTGTTAGTGGTTCGAATGAACTACTCAACATTAAAACCGGTCTTTGACATAAATTACTCATATTATTCCCTTTCTTTTTGCTAAATACTTATGCAGTTCGCGGTGTCATGACCCAACTGCCCTATCGCCTTGGAGGACAACAGCATATGACTATTTATTCCACAAATCTTTTTCAAAACAAAAATTTTTATGTTTACCAATATTTACGTTCTCGTAAATCAAAATATGGTGCTATTGGAACCCCATATTATATTGGAAAAGGTATCGGCAATCGTGCCTTTTGTACCCAACATCGTATTAAACCAAATGATAAAAACAATATTCAATTTGTGTCTCAAAATATTACTGAAGCCAATGCATTACAAATTGAAGTACTACTTATTCATTTATATGGTCGCATTGATCTTGGAATCGGATGTCTTCGTAATATGACCAATGGCGGCGATGGTATATCTGGTGCTAAACGTAGCGCCGAAACCCGAAACAAACAATCCATACATCCAGCACATAAACGAAATTTAGGTAAAACATATGAAGAAATTTATGGAGTCGAAAAAACAAAAACAATTAAACAAAAAATGTCCAAAGGATTAAAAGGTAAATCAAAACCGCTTGGCTTTAGCAAAAAAGTTGCTAATTCAAATAAAAATAGAACCTTATCTCCTGTATCGCGCTTAAAAATTTCCAAATCATTAAAATTATACAATCAACAAAGAAAACAACTTATAAATTCTTATCTCTGTTTTGATGTTAAATGCCAGCCCGTTTCGTATGGGCAAGCATAAGTACTAATTGTTTGCTTTCCTTGAGAGGATCGCTTGGCGGCATACTCTGCATCATCCAAACTTGTGTAAGTCAGCTTCCCACAAAATCTACAAACTTCTGGTTCTAAAACCCAAGAACTTATCTTGTTGATATATTTACCGCGTACACCTTTTGAAAAATCATATTCGTCTCTCATTTTACCAACCCACAATTAATACATTTTTATTATCACCGGAATATTTACATATAAACCCTTCCAATGATAATATTCCCATTATTAATATTTGTACTTGCATTACAATAAACGGATCGTCATCTGCAATATTACATCTTATTGTTACAGTTCTTACTCCATTTCGTATTGCATATTTTACATCCTCTTCAAACTTTGTTAGCATTTTAGGAAGGGCTTTTTCAGCCAGCTTTTTTGCCTTTTCAACCAAGACTATATTGTTCTTGCGCATCTCTTCATAAGCTCTAAGAGCAGATTCTTGTTTTTCTTGCTCTCTAAGAATACGCAGAGCAAAGGCTTCTTCCTCTAATTTTTGAACCGTCTTGATATCAATCACGCAACGCCTCACGAATCTGTATCAACATCTTACCAAGCCAATTTTGACCACTACCATTACAAACACCAAACCAGCAATCACCCCACGTATTGGTTTCTTCTAAATACGCATCGCCAGTAGCCAACAACAAATCACGATAATATGGTTGAGCAAATTTCTGTGTCAACAATTCCAACATTATGTCATTTTTAACATTTTGCCAATCATAACGCAATGTAACTTCATATCCAAGCTTTTTTGCAATTCCAGGTGTTTCGGCAACGATGAAACGCTCACCCAATACCAAAGTTTTTGATGCTTGATAAGCCACTTCGACACTTTTGCAAGGGACACGATTTTCCAGTTCCAATCCATCAATCCAAATTGTCACGCCTTGTTGCTCGTGAAAATTGCTCAAAAATCGGTACTTGCCAAAGAATCCTAAAATTGGTTCATTCATAAAACTATTATACCACCAAATTAATCATTTGTCAATAGAAAAGGCTCAGCTTTCGCTGAACCAAATTTCTGAATTATGGAGCTACAGAAGGGAATCGAACCCCCGATGTTTGTATGGCAGTTTACGGAACTGCTGTCGTCGCCGCTGGACCACTGTAGCAAAATTTGGAGCTACGGAAGGGAATCGAACCCCCGGTGTTTATATTCCTGCTTACAAAACAGGTGCAGTCGCCGCTGTGCCACCGTAGCATTTAAAATCTAAGTCCAATCATTATTGGTATCGCGTAAATGATTGCGTTCAAATTTTTGACGGATCACTTGTTGCTTTCTCAACTCAGCCATTACTATGAGTTTCTTTTGCCAGTCTTGTAATGCGTCATATTCACGAGTTACTATTTCAAATTCTTCTTTTAACTTATTCATATTTACCTAATTTCCAAAATGGAGCCGCATGAGGGAATTGAACCCACGTTTCATTCTTACCGAGAATGAGTAATAGCCACTATACGAATACGGCTTAATCTCACCAACCACGCCATCTAATTTGAATCATATTTACTCACTAAATTTCTGTGTCTTCAAGCATTAAATTTTTCAATGTTTCTAAACTTTTTACAGCGGCTAATCTTTTTTCTTGAACATCTGCGATTTGCAAATCTAAATCGTTCAGATATATTTCCAAATCTGCCATGAGCGTAATTAATTCTTCGCTTGGTTTCATGTTACTCACCAAACTTTGCTTCTCCAATGGCATTACCGAGACTATCTACAAGATCGTGCCAAAAATAACAGCACCCATTTTTCTTGTCTTTTTTGTCAGTTGCCCCACAATTTGGACATTGCTCAGGAACTAATTTTTTCTTATCAGACATAATTACCTCAAAATTTTTGGCTGGGATGGAAGGAGTTGAACCTTCAGTGCCTAACGGCGTCTGATTCAGAGTCAGATGGGGTTTCCAGTTTTCCTACATCCCAACGTAAATCTATTTAGCGCAAATGTTGATATGCCTTTTCTTAGTCCAAGTATCTTCAGTTCCATTCTGATGTTCGGCAACCCACGCAATAAAATATGCCTTTAACTGAGAATGCCATTTCTTCTTGTCAAAATTTGTTGGAGTCCAATGTGGACTGTCATTTTTCTGACCATTCTGCAAATACTCGTTAATTTCGCCGGTAAAAGTTACCATTGGTAAATAAAGCCATCTCGGAGTATAAACAAAACTTAATTTGTCTGCAAAACATAACTTTGATGGTTGACGATCCATCTTTTTTGCAAAATATCGTGAATGAAGCATACAAAAATCACCCCATTTATCACCAAAGAAAAATCTTATGATATTTGCACCAAATTCTGGATGTGTCTCGCCTTCAGGTCCGTCCATATTCGGCTGACCCCAGTATCCAAAATCATGCAAGAAAAAACACGCCCAAAGTCTTGGATCAAGTGGATAACCATACAAGTGAGTCCACGCCCTTGCAACGAAAAACGGGTGCAAGAAAAAACAATGTGCGCCAATTAAAACACTTTTAGTTCCAATTTTCATAAATCCTTTTATAAAGATGGCCCCCAAATAGTAATTTTGAGAGCCATCTTACGGGGACATAACGAGTTTCCTCACTAGCCTCTCCACCAATCAATTATTGTGTGAATTGATACACCCCCATCTCCACCCAATTAAAAATGAATTGGGACATTTACTAAGATAATTATACCTGTCTTCCTCTCATTTGTCAAGTTAAACATAAAATGGTGGCTGAAACAATTTCCCATAATGCTTCTGAATAACCAAAAACATTCTATATCTTCCAGATGGATTTGCGCTATGAACAAAAACTCGTTCGGGCCAAATATTGTGTTCTTCCATCCATGTTACCACGTCATAACCAGTTTTTTCTTTATCACCATCACCCAAGGTTTGCGCCATTGTAAGATCGTGATCTAAAGAAACTACCGTAAACTGTTCTGTTTCCAATAAACAAATAGCCTCTTCATAGGTTTTTGCCCATACTGCCCCGATTGCGCCATGTTCTGCGGGATTTCGTATATCGTCTAACCAAAGAAACATTATCCATTCACATATTTCAAATATTTTTGATACAAATCAAAAGTATCATCGCTAAACATCGTTTTTGAGCCAGTTGTAGCATCTTCTTTATCATACACCAAAACTATAATTTTGTCAAGCACTAAATTCCAAATTGTTTTTGAACGACATTTTTGATCGGCTTTTTGACCGCAATTACCTTTGCTTGCTGATACCTACGCCCTACAGCCTCCCAATTCAAAACATTCCACCACGCATCCAAATACTCGTCGCGCTTGTTATGATACTTCAAATAATACGCATGTTCAAAAAGATCATTTCCCATAATTGGAAAATCACCATTTGTCAACGGACTATCCTGATTTGACAGTGTAACAATTCTCAATTTGTTTCCGACAAACACAAGCCAAACCCAACCAGAGCCAAAAAACTTTGTTCCTGCTTCATTGAATTTTTTCTGGAATTTGTCAAACGATCCAAAATCTTTATTGATTTGTATTGCTAATTCTCCTGTTGGATTACCGCCGCCACTCTTCATAATTGTCCAGAACATAGTATGATTTGCATGACCGCCGCCCTGGTTACGAACTGCCTCTTGAATTGCCTTCGGTAATTTTTTCCAATTTGTAACCAAGACTTCAACTGGATACTTTTGATACTTTGGATAATCCTTGAGTGCCTCATTCAATTTATCCACATAATTTTGATGATGTTTATCATGATGCAATCTCATTGTTTCTTCATCAATATGCGGTTCCAATGCATTATATGCATATGGAAGATCGGGCAAAAGATATGCCATTTTAATTCTCCTTCGCTTGGTTTCTCCTACATTCAAAATGAATATACGAATTTAGGTTTTTACTATCTGTTTCCAATTCAGCGATTCTTTCAATCAACGTCAAAATAAGATCGGCTATCTCTTGAGACACTGGCGCTCGTTCACCGTTTTTGGCTGTCAAATCAAGGTAATGATCGTACATTACTTGTAAATCTGCTGGAATATTCATGGCTGGAGTGCTGGCTTAACTTCTGGTTTGACTTTTTCCGGTCCTTTTTTGCCAGCATCCTGCATTGCTTTGAAGGCTTCAGGTGATAATTTGATATAGGTAATTACATTATCTGCACCGCTAACCATAATCACATCTTCGCCCCAACCATTTTCTTTCTTTAGTTGTTCAAACGATTTTTGAATAGCGTTTTGATAATTTAAATCCTTGGGCAGAAAATCTTGTTGAAGTTTACCAAATGTCGCTTGACAAGCATCATTCAAATTTTTCACATCGCTATTGTATGTTGTATCCAATAAATTTCTCTGTGTCAAATTTGCAAGAACCGCCGAGTCTCCCGGAATTGTTGATCCGCCAAATTGAATAACTTTTGGTGTAAGGTGTTTTCCCGCTGGCAATTGTGGTACTTTTGATTGGAGTGTTGGATTTGCTGATTTCGCTGTAACTGGTATTGTTGATTTTACTGCTGTTGTTGGCTTATCAATTTGTGCGAATAATTTGACACTACCAAACCCAAATATCAAAAGTAAAATAAGAAATGCTTTATTCATAGATGCTCCTATAGATATGGTCTATTTATAGTGTAACGCATCTTTACAAAAATAACAAGGAAATTTTAATGCATATTTAGTTCATCAACTTTGCAAGCATCAACGGATCGCGATATTTATTTTCCATTTCTTCCATTGCAAATAAAAGTTGAATGGAAACATCTTTCTTTTCATGAATCCGTATTATTACATCGTTTATGATATTCCATTCAGACATAAGATAATTATAATTTTTTGGCAAAGTTGACGGTCTTCTATAATACACTGCTCGATAACTCAACTGGTCACCAACCAAAGTATGCAAAAATACCTTTGCCTTCGCTACTCGCTCATCTTTTGTACTGGTCATTAGTATAACTCCAAATGACCCATGGAATCTTCAAGCTTCTCCCGAACTTCTGGAGACAGTGGGCCGACAGCGGTAATAGTATGTACAGTCGCATCAGTTCCATAGAACTCAAGATTGGTATCGTGAAATTCCTGATAACCAACATTGAGTGCATGGAGCGAAAGCGCAACTGACATTTCAGTGGAAACCTTACGCAGTTCCTTTGTGTTGCGAACACTCAACACAATGGTAGTAACATCTTCATAAGGAATCTCACGCTGAGCCAACCAAGCACCGATCTTGCGACCAATATGAACGCCTTGCGCAATAAGTCTACCAGGCACCAGTGAATATGATTCCACGGTGTCAGGCAACTGCTCGGCAGGTGCATTGACTCCATTTGGAAAATCCCACTTGCCAGGAATGGTTACCTGAACTGTTTCTGGAACGATTACATAAATTCTATCATCTGTCATAGGGTTTCCCTTTCTTGAGTACAAGTATAGTATACCAAATTCAAACCAAAAAGTCAAATAAAACAAGTCGTTTGTTTTCAACTATATACATTTTGTTTTCCTTTCAAATTTTAACCTTACGTTGCCCTTGAACGCTTCCAATATTGCTTCGTCTTCTGTTACAACTTCAACCTCACATGGATTCTTGTGCCACATATTATCAAAAACAAACACAATTGATGTGTGATAGTGTAGAATATCTGACGCTCTGGCAATACAAAAAGTTTGTGGCATGTTGCCTGTCTCGTTTAGAGGCAAAGGATACGCAAGATATTTCATCAAACTATCTTCATGGATCGTCTTTCCATTTTTGTCAATCATTCGTGTAAAATTGTCTTTTAAAGTCCATTCTTCCATGACATCACCTTTCAAACATTAATAAAACCGCTTCTCCTTTTGTAATTACTTCAACCTCATAAGGATTTTTATTCCATCTACCACCATTGAAAGAAAATTTAATTTGAAATGTAGTTTCTTCAATACGAGATATTTGCGCTGCGTTAAAACTTGAGCCTATCGCACCCCAGCCTGTCGCATACTTGACAAAACTTTTTTCATAAATCCGTTTGCCATTTTTATCCTGCATCTTCATTTTATGAATTTTGTGATATTTAACTTTCATTTATATCCTTTCAAAATCGCGCCTTCAAATATTGCCAACATTATACTTTCTGGAGTGTCGTCAATTACTTCAATTTCATATGGATTTTTCATCCAATCATCATACATACGCAAAGTAATCTCCGAACCCTTACCACGATCATATGATATATTTTGAATATGAGAAATCCAAATTTGAGGAATATTAAGCGCACCATTTTCATCATATATAGCGGCGTGATATTTAGCCAAACTATTTTTATAGACTCGTCTGCCATTTTTATCAATCATTACTGTAGCGTCATTTTTCTTCAAAATTTCAACCTCACTCGGCTGTCTTCAAACGCCAGTAACAACGCTTTATCTTCGGTAACAACTTCCACGTTGGATGGCAGTCTTCGCCAATTCTCCCACATTACTACTACATCATAATCTTCAGGATAACCTTCTTTGGAATAATACTTTCCCTTATCAAAACAGATTATTTTTGAAATCCAGCGTTCATCATTATCCATAAATGTTTCAAACAATACTAAAGAACCTTCGGTAATTTCCACTCCGTTTTTGTCTCTCATCAATGCTCCAACTTCCAAAGGAACGCTTCCTCCAATATGTGGCGTATCCCCAGGAAAATTATAGAAAACATAATCGCCAACTTTTGGAATCCATTTGGTTTTCATACGTTCTCCAACATCCACAATACAACTTCCTCTTTTGTGGCTGGTGATAGATACAACAGAGGTGCTTGCTTATCTTGTATATGACCTTCCCAATGATATACAAATTTTACATTGTTTCCATAATAAATATCTCCGACCCATCCAAGCCAATATTTTGGAGTGGCTTTAAAATTAAACCAAACATAATCACCGATTTTTGGAATCCATTTGGTTTTCATACATACTCCAACATCAATAACATCGCTTGTTCGGGCAATAATTTTTCAATTTCCGAAGATTTTACAGCTAAATTGGCACTCTGCCGTGTTGGATAAAAACTGATCAATGCAGTATAATCGCTTTCATATGCATACTTGCTGATTACTGCCAAAAATTTTCTTCTTGGATTCGTATATGGCACTCGTTCGTAATACATAACATAATCGCCAATCTCCAATTCTTTACCAAACATATCAATCATCAGTTCTCCGATAAATACCCTTATGAACACTTCAGCAAAATTCGCGTTTCTTGTTGGCTTCGCCACAATTGGTCTATGCTTTGCCATGAATCTATTGCCAAAGCAACGCAATGCCTATTACTATCCCTCAAAATATATTGGGGAATGGTTTATCTAAGACTCAAACTTTCTAAGCATCTCTCGTCCAATGTGTCTGCGATATTCGCGATCTTGCATCCAACCAAATATAATAAGAATTGGAGCCATAGCGCCACAACCAATACCATCAATTTTGAAAACCAATATCCACGGCATTGCTGGAATGGTCAACAAATGGATCATTGGCAATAGTATTATAAACGCTATTGCCAATGCTCCTAAGACCGCCTTTAAAGTAGGCCAATTTTTCATTAGGTAACTTTTTTTATCAACCCATTTTCCATTGTGACTTCTGCATACCAGCGCCGATCATTATACGCATCGGGGCCAACCACACAGAATTTTCCATTTGGCTTATACTCAGTGCCAAACAGTGAAGTTTCAACATAACCCAAAGGCTTTCCAACACTCGCCTTCAAATCCTTCTTTGCCTTGTAACCAGATGCTCCCATCATATCATTTTCCTCTTTCTTATTCCTGTTCCAGTTTGACTACCATTGCGTTTCTGGTAAAATCTTCAAGATGTTCCTTGAAGGCCAGCTTCTCTCTGTAAATTGTCAATGCCGACTTACAAGCTGACATTGCTTTTTCAATTGCCCGTTCTTGTGTAAAATTATGTGTCCAACCTACATATTCGGCTGCACCATCCATACTAAACTTACGCGAACGCTTACGATCTGCAAACAGCCAAGTACGAACCTTTTCGGCCAAAAAATACTGTTCCAAAGTCGAGCGGGGATAATCACCCGTCAAAATATTTATGATGCTATTTGGAGAACCATCCATATACTCGTTTACTTCTTTCCAGCGTGTATCGTATTGTTTCATAGATACAGTTGAAACGCGAGAAAAATGTCGTGAATAGTATTTCTTCTTTTTGCCATACACGACTTTGCTTGCGAAAGTTATATCTTCGTCACTGAATCTGCAATTGAGTGTGTAATACAATGCCTTACACAGTTCATCGTTTTCCAACATCACTGTAGCCAATGACGCGAGATATTCGCCAACCAAAGGCATAGCAATCGGTGAAGAAAAACCCCATCCATCCCCACAGCGAATCTTCACCAAAAAATTCTGCAACACAGGGGCAGTGGACGAACTTCCATATTGCTCGGAATCAAAAACAAACAAATACTTTTCAGTATTGACAATAGACGGAAATTCAACGTTCATTATACACTCGCTTTCTGCTTTGCAGCTTCCACCAACTGTTTCCAATACAATCCAATATTCATGTTTCCTTTGCAATCAGTCTTGCGCCAATATGCAATCTGCTTTGGCGTGAGATACGAATTGCGCTGATAGAAATTTGCCATTGAAGTGCCGATAGCGGCGTGAAATGGGCGAAAACCACGCCCATTAAGATGTGTAGTTGTTTCGGAAATTTGCTCATCTGCGGTCTGATTAGAATTGATAACCAAAAGAGCGCGGCAAACCGCCTTGTCACTCTTTTTCAGCAACTCAACAATTCCTTCGCGAGTCAACTCAGTCATTTGTTTTCCTCAACCACAAATATAGTATACCAAATTACCGAATAAAAGTCAAGAAAATATAACTTCTTTGTTTTCTATAACTTAGAAAACTTGACAACTGGACTAAATTCTTATATAATGAAAATGTGATTGAAATACCTGACACCGAATTGATGGCCGAAAAACTCGGCATGATAGTTCTCTGCAAAAATTGTGGAAAACGAATATTTATATTTCATGCAGGTGACTATTCAAATTGGATTCACGAAAATAAAAAATTACAACCATGTTGGTGTGATTCAACTACATCATGGTTATACGCTCAACCAAGAAAGGAATCACAATGGTAGTTGATTTTATCGGTAGAGAAATAAAAGTTGATGATTATGTAACCGCGCCATGGGATCGTGGTAATATTGAATTATTTCGCGTCATTGAAATACGAGAACAAGGACCGCGACTCGGAGCAAATAAAACGCGCAGAACAATTCAACGAACAGACCAATTGGTTCTGGAAAGAACTTGGAAAGAGCAAAATTGCAAGGCTGATGTTGCTAACAAAAAAGTGTATAGAAAACCAGATCAATGCACCTTGGTTGATACCGCGTATGTAATGATTTATATGCTGGCAAGATAAATTATTTGTATAAATACTATTGCAGTTCGCGGTATGAAGACCCAACTGCCCTATCGCCAAGGGAGGCAACAGCATATGAATATTTATATTACCACACTTTTATCATTGAATCCCAAACCAAAATATACAAATACATATCTAGCCATTTGTGCTAGAGCGAAAATCCGCGCTACAAATAAAAAGGACGCAAATCTGATTTGTGGATATACTGAAAAGCATCATATTCTTCCAAAATCATTTGCCTTGGGTGGTGAAAAAGATTTATTAAATTATGTATATCTAACAGGAAGAGAACATTTTATATGCCATAAATTATTAACCAAAATGTTTTCAAAAGGATCAATATTTTATAAACAGTGTAGATGGGCAATTCAATGTTTTGCAAAATCTAAAAGAACTCCTATTAGGATTTTACGATCTAAACAATATGAATATGTAAAACTGTGTGCTTATGAAGCCAATATAGGTAAAAATAATCCTGCGTTTGGTTTAAAAAGAACAGAAGCCAGCAAGTTAGCACAAGCAATTCGTCAACATGAATATGTATATTTGATTAATCCAACAACTTTACAAGAACGCCGTATTCATCCGAATAATTTCAGTAAATTTTTGGCAATGGGATATGTACTAAGCAAAGGTACAAAACAACAGACAAATGAAGCAAATTTAAAAAGGTCTATTACAATTTCACAAACCATAACAGTATTCCATAGAAAACTAAATTTAGAAAAAAGAATTTTACCCACTGAACTTAATGATTATCTTCAACGAGGTTATTTACGTGGAAGACGTTCAAAAGATTGGAATCGCATCGAAACATCTAAAATTCCAAATAAGGGTAGAATCGGAATTTTCAATTTAATTACACGAGAAAAGAAAAAAATTGTTAGAAATGAATTGCCATATTATGAAAGCATTGGATTCGTCAGAGGATTCATCAAAAATCCTAAAAGAAAAAGAATAAATCCATAAGTAAGACTCTTTTTATCCACATTTACTGTTACCACAATTTATGCATTTTTGACAACCAGATTCATAAACCAATTGACCATCACATTCAATGCATTTGACACCAACCAGTTTTTCTCCGTCCTTAACATAACTCGAAAGCAATTTCTTTATATGAAAAAGAAAGCTTGAAAAAGTTATTCCTTCTATTTTATCAATTTCTGCAACTATATTTTTAATACGAACTCCATGACGTAATAACAAGCCAATTGCTCTTGCAATTTTAGTACTATTATTATCTCCAATAAACTTATGTTCAACCCCCGTCACAAATTTTTCAGGAATGCCTTTCCTATGAGCAAGAGTTAAAAGCCTATCAATTGCATCATTTGTTGTAACTGTTTTTTCCATAGCATTCGTTTGCACAAATAATGCAATTGGTGCTTTATTTTCGTTCAACATAACTGTTACATACCATTTACGACTACTTCCACCTTCATGATCACGTAATACCTTTACTTCCGCAATTCCATTATCTGGAACTTTTACATCTGCCAAAATAATTTCTTCATCCAAATCCGTTTTTTGATCTGTCGCTGACAAAACCGTAGTCATTGTTCCAGCTCTAAAAGTGGTCAATCCTTTGATAAAGCCGGTCTTGTAAGCATCCAAATAGATGTTTTGAAAATCTTCAAAATTATAATCGTTTGGCAGGTTGACAGTCTTTGAACAAGCACTATCAACTGCCTTGGCAAATCCTTTCAAATCAGAAATATGATCTGCCACAGATATATCATCAGTTGTTACAGCCCACTTTGCTTTTGGATTCCACTCTCCAAGATTGATTAGATAACGAACACCATAATCCTGGCAAGTTACTTCCTTGGTAAGTCCACGATTTTTGTCAATCTTATAAACCGTACCATTCTTATCCACACCACGAAGAATTTGTTCATCACCTTCTTGAACAAACTTAAACATAGATGTTTCATGCCATTCACCTTGATACCAAAGTGGCGTTACATCCTTGATGTGTTCTGGCATCTCCCCAACAATAACAGTGCGTGTATAATCTTGCAGGAATACAGGTTCAATACCACCAGTTAATATGTTGGCAAAGATACTTGAATTACCATTGGGTTGCATTGAAAATAATGAACTGTTACGAATACCATTTTTACGCATTCTGTTACGAAGGGCTATTGGCAAATCAATATTGTCCCAATAAGGACTCAATACATGCTTCTCAGGCTCACACAATTCAAACATGCCCTTTTCGTCGGCCAAATCCAATGATGCTTCAACTCCAGCGTGTGTAAAAGTCTTCAATAATTCATTGCGAAGTTCGGCGGCTTCCTTAGAACCAAAGCGAACCTTCAGCATATACAACGCGCTTCCCCATCCCATAAGTCCACAACCAATGCGTCTCTTCTTACGCATTGATTCAACATATTCTGGAAGCGGAGCATCACTGTAGGTATCAACATTATCAAGAAATCTCACCATATACTTCGTATACTTTCTAATCTTTACATGATCAAAACCAGTATGGTCAACATTGATAAATTGTGTGAGATTGAGAGTTGCAAGACAACAAACATTTGCATGAGATAATTGTTGTTCACCACAAGGGTTTGTGGATACAATTTTTTCGGCGTAATTGAGTTGATTGAACTTGTTCGCCCGATCTAAAAATAGAACACCAGGCTCGTTACGATTATATGTGCTTTGCGTAATCAGATTCCAAAGCCACTCAACTTTGACAGTTTTGTAAATATGAATCGGATAGCCTTTTGCTTTCCAATCCCGAATATCACCCTTCCATTCTTTTTTATATTTGGCGTGTGTGGGTTCTGGAAAGATCAAATCCCAAGTAATCTGCTCTGCTTCACTTTGTAATCCTTTTTTCTTCAGATCATAAACTTTCAGAACTTGCTCCATAAATTCATCAACGCAATTTACACTGACATTGAATTTTTGAAGCCGATTACTCGTTTGCTTTGCTGTGATGAATTCAATAATATCCGGGTGCCATACGTCCAAAACACCCATCATTGCGCCCTTACGAATCTTACCCTTTGCTTTTTTGTTCAGGCTTTTTGTACCAGAACCGGCCGTAATAATTTCACTACTCTTATCAAATAACTCCATGAATTTAACTGAACCAGGAGTCTCAACACCAATACCATTAATGAATGCTCCTCGCGGTCTAAGAACTGAAAAATTATGTCCCCAGCCACCTTCACTTTTCAATGTTAACGTTTGCGCTCTTAGAGTTTCAAGAATTCCAACCATGCTATCTGCATCGTGTATCGGTGATGGTGAAACAAAACAATTGATTAGGGAAGTCCCTTTGAAATCTGTTCCGGCATTGGCAACGATTCTACCGCCGGGAACAACACGAAATGAAGTCATCATTTCATAAAAATTGTTTGCCCACTTTTGTCGAAGGTCTTCTGTAATTTCAACACTCGCTATGGCAGTTGCTACTCGCCAAAAAGTATCGTTGATATCGTTATCTTTGTGATCCTTATAAGTTGTTCTCCATACTTCTTGGCTGAATGAATCTTGAAAAGTTGTGACTTGATGAGGACGAATATTTATGGCAATAGTTGCGTTCAATTTATGATACCTCTTTGTGTATTTTATGTATAAAAATGGCCCAATGTGAATTGGGCGCGGAGATGTTCGTCTGTATTTAGCAGAGTAGGTCTTTTATAGCCTCGTATCCATGTTTTTATTATACCACAGAAGGCCACTGTTTCAAGTACCATTCAATAGTTTTTTCTAACCCAGAATCAAAAGATTGTTGTGGCTTCCAACCAAGTTCATTTTGTATTTTTGTGCTGTCAATTGCGTATCGTAGATCGTGTCCTGCTCTATCAGTTACAAATTCTATTTGATCCTTATACTTAAAAATTGTTGGCTTTAGCTTGTCCAAAATACTACAAATACAATGAACCAGTTCAACATTGTTCATTTCACAATTGCCACCAATATTGTATTTTTCACCGACTACACCTTTTTCAAGAACCGCTTCTAAAGCAGAACAATGATCTTCAACATATAACCAATCACGAACATTTTTTCCATTACCATAAACCGGAAGTTTCTTCCCAGTTATGGCACAATTAATCATATGGGGAATCAACTTTTCTTCAAATTGAAAAGGGCCATAGTTATTTGAACAATTGGTGATAATGGCAGGGAATCCATATGTATGAAAGTATGAACGCACTAAATGATCGGCGGCGGCTTTGCTTGCCGAATATGGACTATTGGGTGCGTAAGGTGTTGTTTCAGAAAATGGAAGATCGGTAAAACTCAGAGAACCATACACTTCATCGGTGCTTACATGAACCATACGAAATGTAGAGAATACAGAATTAAAACTTAGCCAATATTTACGGAGGGCTTCCAACAATGTAAAAGTTCCCACAATATTAGTTTGAATGAACGCGGCTGGCCCAGTAATAGAGCGATCCACATGCGTTTCAGCGGCAAAATGAACTACAGAAGATGGTTGATAATAATCCAAAATATAGTTGATTAAGTCACCATCACAAACATTGCCAAAAACAAAGGAGTATCTCCTATCATCTTCTAATTCTTTCAAATTTTCTTTGTTGGCCGCATAGGTAAGCAAGTCTAAATTTACGATATTGTCATTAGGATGATTTTTTAGATATTGTAAAATAAAATTTGAACCGATAAAACCGCAACCACCAGTTACTAGAATTGTTTTCATGTTTCTAATTATAGCATAGGATTGACAATATTGAAATCTATTTTTTGGCGCATCCAATGTCCATGAGTTTGTACGTGTTTGGCGCGAACATACTTGCCAACCATAGTTCGGAAATCTTTGAACTGAAACGATGCGGCTGGACGAATGACATACCCTTCTTGTTTGATAGTATCAAGCTGTTTAGCTAAATTCAACCCAAAAGATTCGCTGTCAAATTGATTCCACATTCCGCGCCAAATAACAGGCACGGTATCCAAGTTCAACACCTGAGCAAACGTAACAGTATCATCCCAACTCATACAACTGCATCCATCCCATATGCTAAACACAGCACAGATAGAAGGTAAATTCATATATTTGATTGAGTGAACCGCTGTCAGGTTTTCTACACAGATTCTCCAATTATCCGGAATATTGTATCCAATCTGACTATGGAGTGCCTTGATCTTATTACGGCTTGGATGTGGTTCGTAGTCAAGACTTCTCGCGTGTAAATCATTTTTGTATAGGGTAGTATTTTCTCCATCCATTTTCTCGGTTATAACCACTTCCCAATTCCAAGAGTCAACAACATCCGTTGAAAGCATTCTGTCATCTTTAGTTGCGCCAGGACTCCAAGGTAAGTGAAATGTACGCGGATATTTTACCTTGTAAGAAAACAAATGTAGAACAGGCGCAAGAACTTTCTGAACACTTACATCCTCGAAAAGTTCTCCACGAAGTCTCATTCCATTGTCAATAATTGGATTTCCCCATTTATCGTATCGTTGATCTGGATACAAATGTGGCGGAAGAATGACAGTTTCAATGCCAATCGCTTCTCTCAATTCTTCAGTTGTGATTAAGGTTTGTTCAGCTTTGATATGACACTCGCCGCAAACGACAGCACCGTTATCAAAATAATATCCACCATCAGGGAAAAGTCGTCTTTCCATAATGTGATGGGCATCTTGCCCTGCTTTGCCACAAATGACACACAAATTCTTATCGCGCTGGAAGACTCCATTGCGGAACGAATCGCGAGTTTGTAGTGCGGATTCCATAAGTCATTTCTGTTGCATCTTGCGAATTTTACGCATATTAAGATTGCGCTTGAGAGAACTCATACGAAAAATAAACAATATTCCATCAAGGTGGTCTATCTCGTGTTGCATCGCCCTTGACAATAGATTTTCACCGTCCATCTCAAACCACTCGCCTTGTTCATTCTGAGAGCGAACCGTTACTTTGGCATAGCGAACAATTTTTTCACGAATATCTGGGGAGAAGCTGAGACATCCTTCTTCTTCATACATAAATCTTTCTTTGAAAATAATCTCAGGATTGATAAGTACTAATTTGTCTGCGGAACTCTCGCCTCTACTGATATCAATTACAGCCACACGCTTTGCTATGCCTACTTGATGTGCTGATAAACCAATACCTTGATTGGCATAGGTGGTTTCAAACAAGTCGGCTATCAGCGTATGTAAATCCGCATTGAATTCAGTGATAGCTTCTCCGACTTGGGAGAGAATTGGATCGGGGTATTTGACAATTTTTAGAATCATATTATGATTATACTATGGTGGGGAGCCATTTGTCAATAGGTTATTGCTAAATACCTCAGAGGTATTGAATCATGCGCGTTTTAATCGGTTGTGAGTTCAGTGGTCGGACCAGAGATGCCTTCAAAGCACTAGGCCATGAAGCCTATTCCTGTGATTTAGAAGCCTCTGAAACTGGTGGAAATCATATCCACGGTGACTTGCTTGAAATTATGAACGACGGCTCGTGGGACTTGGGTATTATGCACCCTCCATGTACACACCTTACTGTTTCCGGAGCCAGATGGTTTAAAGAAAAAAGAGCAGACGGCAGACAACAAAAAGGAATTGAGTTTTTTATGGCCGTTGCAAACTGCAAAATACCAAAATTAGCAATTGAGAACCCTGTCGGAATCATGAGTACGTTATGGCGCAAGCCAGATCAGATCATTCAGCCATATCAATTCGGAGATAGCTTTCAAAAAACTACTTGCCTATGGCTCAAGAATCTTCCAAAACTTGTTCCAACCAATATTGTTGATCGTGGTGAGCAAGTTACCCTCAAAAGTGGAAAAGTAATGGCGAAGTGGAGTGCATTCGCACCAGTCAAAGATCGTGTGAAGATTCGTAATCGTACTTTTCCTGGTATCGCGGCAGCTTTTGCTGATCAATGGGGCGGGGATGTGAATGCAGAAGTCACTGAGGAATTGGAAACGATTAGAAAGAATGCTGACCTTTTAGATCAATAATTTATCAAAATTTTCACTTGCCAGGTTTCAAAACAAACTTGATTTGTGCATGTCCAGTTTGAGGATTAAGAGTAACACCATCAACATTGCCATCTTTTATTTCCCAAACATAATAATTGTCTGGTAAAAGTTGATATCCCAACTTTTTACCATTCTCATCCCATTCCGCCACAAAAACGCTGATAGGAAAATTTTGCTCACGAGATTCTCGCAGTGCGTTGTTATCAGTGTTCCAAATTTGATCTTTGATCTGCTTTGTACCCTTTGAAGCATATCCAGAGCGTCCACTATACTCAAAACTTTCGCAAGCGGCGGCAAACGCAATTTGATCATCATCATACTTACCATCAAGCGCAATAGAAACTGCTACCTTATGTGTTCCATATTTTGAATTTCCTGTTGTAATTCCTTTTTGGGGGTGTAAGAAGTGTCCACAAAGGCTTGCTTCGCTTCTAACTCTAAAAAATCCTTTTTTTGTTATTACTGCCTTTTTTATCAATGGGTTTGCCATTTTATTTCCTTTTCTACACTAATGCGGTAGACACAGTTGAAAATTATTGAAGTTGTATTTGTTTTGCTATTCTTGTGATTACTGGTACAGCTACAAGAACTTTCATTACTTACTTTTTAGGCTGGTTTTCGATTATGAATTTTATAAATCATTTTTAATCGTTTTGGCAATATGATATGCTAATTTTACTGGAACTGCATTCCCTATCATTTTATAACCATAATCTATGTTTGAATACAAAAATTTATAATCATCAGGAAAAGTTTGAATTCTTGCACATTCTCTAACCGTTAACCGACGATAATCATTTTCCTTATTTTGTTCAAGTTTCCAAATATCTGTACTTATTTTAATCATTTTTGGTGACGATGGATGAAATGGAATATGCTTGGCTGTTGCTAATATGGTAAATGATTGATCATTCCAATCACGCACTCGTTGTCTACTTAAAAATATTGATGAAAATCCACCCTCTTTAAATTCGTGATTGTTTACACCAAATGATTGATTTTGTAAATCAAAAATTACATCTTTCATTGATTTCTTTAAAAGAATGGGCTTCGGAAACACAAAACTCTTATTGAGAGATTTATGATAACCAACGATGATTACTCGTTTTCTATCTTGTGGAACTTCATAATCGGCCGCGTTTACCAGTTTCCAAGTTACAGAATAGTCCAATGATTCAAAAGAGTGGATTATATCCTCAAATGCTTGACTATGCTTTTTATGAAGTATACCAGAAACATTTTCAGCAACAAAAAACAATGGTTTTGTATGTTCAATCACTCGTAAATATTCAAAAAATAATTTTCCTCTTTTGTCATCAATTCCTCTTCTTGCTCCGGCTGCACTCCAAGATTGACAAGGCGGGCCGCCAATAACTCCAGTTATGTTTGTTGGTAAATCTTCATTTGGTATGTCAACAATTGATCTACCATCAAATTTAACTTTTGGAAAATAATTCCTATATGAAGGACTAATATTTTTATCAAATTCGTTAGCCCAAATTGTTTTAAAACCTGCTTGATGGAATCCAAAATCCATTCCACCAGCGCCAGCAAATAATGATAGTAAAGTCATAAAACTATTTATTCTCCTTGAAAATTGGATGCTGTTATCTTGGTTGGCAATATAGGAGTAAATATTTGATTAGTAGGATCACTCAATGTTATACCCATTTTGAAGCCCTTAATCTCACTACCTGTTTTTGCAGTTGTTTTGATTTTGTCAGAATCGTTGTGTATCCTGATTATCAAAACAACATCATTAGGGAATTTAATATGTAATTCGCGACCGCCACGAGTTCCATTTTCAATTTTAATAGAATTTATGGAAGTAGGTATGTTACTTACTGTTACCTGTTTCAATGCAGGATCATTGATATTATACGCCTTGATTGTAATGTCATCTTTTTTTGTTTTGATAAATTGATAATAACTTTTAGACCCTATTACATAATAAAAAAGCGATTTGATTACGATGGCATTACACTGAATAGGTAACAACTCATCTCGCAAAATATCAAGCAACTCTTGGTAATATCCGCGCTTTATTGCTATGGGGCAGCAATCATCTCCTTTTTTACCAGTTTCGCCTTCACCTTCCCAGTAATCATAACCATTTTTGGCTATACGCTTAAACACATCTGATATTTTTTTTGCTCCGTCAACAGATGTATTACACATCTCAGAAGTTAGAATACTCAAGATATTAGTATTGGGTCTATACCAAGGATGTTTGAATTCACTATTATTTACTTTCAATGAAACATTTATAAGTTGTGATGGCTTTATCTCAGCAGAATCTACGATAAGAGTAATATCACTTACATCTCCTGTTATCTTCGCTTGAGAGTCAGGATTCATTTTAATTCGTCCAGCAATATTATTTTGAAATGAATTCAATTTTTCTTGTGCAAGAACATGTCGAAGGGAATCTGTCAATACTTTATCTATAGGAATGCGCGTTCTTTCTGATGCTGAATCCAATTTTTTAGTCATACCTGTAATTTGAAATTTAGTAATTTCCTCAAGCCGTTTTGCAACCTCTAATTCAAAATCAGTTCCGTTACTTTCAGATTGCTCACCTTTTCTTGCCATCTTTTTTATCTTCGCCAGTTCCTTTGCTTCGGCTCTTGCTGTTCTTTTCGCTGTTCTCTCCACGCTTGATTTAGGTGTTTTTGTTACTAATGGAAGTTCACCATAAACAGTAAAATCTGCGCTCGACTCTACCTCAATATTTGCTTTTGGACGGCCATATAAGGTAAAGCCTTCCACAGTAATAACAGTATTTCCGCTATTAGTCGGGTGTAAACCCTTTAGTAAAGTAAATGTTTGCTCGTGGATAACATTACCGCGAGATATTCCATCATGAACTGTTACTGTCGCCATCACAGGCTCTTTCTACCTATCATTGATAGGATTTATGCAATGTTTTAATTGTAGCAAACTTTACTCAGTTTGTCAACAAAATACCGCAACTGTCGATAAAATCAACAAGTTGCGGTATTTATTTGCAAATAAATGTGGCCGAATCAGCAAACAATTTATTTGTATCATTTCTTAAGCAATAAATTGGCACTTTATTGTACCAGAAACTATTTATGTCACGAGAAAGTGCTGTTTTTGTTGAATATCTTACTCGCTTTGGAATAAGCACTTCAAAATTGCGCTTAGAACTATTTGGATAACCCAAGCCACAATCAACTATAAAATCGTTTGCCTTATAGAAACAAGCCCTTTCTTCACCAATTTGCCAATCATCTGACATTATTATTGTATAATTTACTCGGTCTGTTGTAGAAATAAAATTACAACCTACACATCCAAGAATCAAACTCAATGAGATTAAAGCAAACAATTTCATTTTACTACCTTTCTATAAATCAATAACTTATAACAAAATTATTTCTTATTCCTTCCCCAATTACAGGAAGCATGAACTACTCGTAAATTTTCTGGTGCTTGAAGCCGATTGAAGGCCGATATCAAATCAAGACTCCCGTCAAACACGGCGTTTGTTGCTTCATTTTTCGTCCACATATGATCAACATGCGTTTCTTTACTATCATTCATCAAAGTATTGCATATAGAACAAATATTATTTTTGACAAGAAGTTCGCGCCGAACTTTTGCTGTTTTGAATTCTCGTGAAATACCGAACAATCCTTGTTTGATAAGTCTCCGAAGTGGAATATCTATACCAATAGACAAATTTTCGATACTCGGTAATTCCAACATACAATTCCTTATCTGCAACCATGAATAATCAAAAACAACAATAACAGCCACCACAGGCAACCAAGCCCACGGCGGCTCTCATGAAACAAAAACAAAAATATCAAAAGTATCCACAACAAAGCAATCATTTATGCGTCCCTGAGTAACCAAATAACCACGAGCAATGAAATCATAACCAAAATGAGAATCATTCTTGCTCCAATTTGAACATTACAACTTCAGAATCCGTCGCCAACTGATAGCAATCGGTGCGACCCATGCCAACCACCTTCAAGCAATTCCCCCATTGGTTGGGAATATTGCACGTAAACGCTGGCCCTTTTCTTTTCTTCCTGTACTCACTCACAGAAAGGACACGAGCAAAAACATTCCTGCCCCACTTTTTGTTGGTAAATGGGGTAACTTTGTTGGATTCCGTAGGAACGTCTGCTCTGCCAACCCCGATTTTTACAATGTCGCCTTTTTGAATCATGGGTTTATCCTCTCAACTACAAATATAGTATACCAAATTCACAGGCAAAAGTCAACCAAAATTCGACTTATTTGCAAGAAAAATGTGGTAATTTTTCTTGCATTTTAAGGCTCAGAATGCCCTTTTAGAGCGTTTTCAAGTCGAAACCATGCTAGGACACGTCCAGACCCCTTAGAACGCTAAATAGAGGCAAAACCGAGATTTTGCCCCTTTAGAATCAGTAAGTTAGAAATGCCAATTCATGGGTGTCATTAATTTCCCTATTAGTTCTTTACTGTCATAGCGTCTGAATCAAACGCTTTTTTACCAGTAATACCTTCCAGCCCAGTCAACAAACCTCGATAGTTGTTTTTATCTGCTTGAAACGCAATACCGCCTTTCTTGCCCCCATCATCCCATGTTAAGCCGACAAAATGCTTCTTTGATTTGGTCAAAACCATCAATGCCCCAATACCAAATGAGACAACTGCCAAACCAATAGCTGCTCCCACGCGCCGATGAACATCTTGACCATAGCTAATTTCGGTCACGGATGCTGCGGGAATTATCACGAAATCATCCTTACCTTTTACGATTCGAATTTGATTGCCTTCAATGAAGAGTTTCATTTCGACTCCAGATTTAACACCTGAAATTGATCCACCATCATAAGCGATCTTGAAACTGTTATCACCAGCAAACGCCGTAATCGGAAACAACATACAAAGAAAAATAGCAATTAATTTATTCATGTTTACCTTTCATAATTTCCAGCAACTCCGCTGGACGGTTATTTCAAAAGTTTGACCAATACGTATTCTTCGGCATCAACGTATCGTATGGTTGCATGTAAAACCAAATCTGAAAGATCATAAAATGAAGAAGATTCATTCAACAATTGATTCCATTCAAGAAATATAGCTGGCGTGTCTGATTTGCTTTGCGACAAATGTTCAATATATTCTGTTTCAACAACAGCAGCAGTTTGCGCCGAATCCAAAGTTAGATCGTCTATGATTGACAAAAATAAAACCATTTGCCCTGCCGACATATTATTAGTTTCATTCAATTTAGTTATTAGAGTATTAGCAAGAGTGATTGCGTATTCATCTTTTTGATAAACTGCATCTGACATCACAGGTTTAGATAGTTTGACAACTTTATCATATGCTACTACATCTTGAGCAAATTTGTTTACTAATTCCTTCATCTCTGCTTGTGATGGGGGTGGGGGAATTGTATCTTTTTCATCTTGAGAAAAAACGCTAATTGTTGACAACAACATTACTGCTAAAATTACATATTTCATAAATCTCCTCGGGTTTATTGAAACTCACATTTGTATAATTTTGCCATTCAATATTTCGTTTATGGTTACAGTGGTAGCAACTTCCGACAAGGTTCATCCAATGATTTGTCCCTTTATTAGACAACGGAATTACATGATCCACGGTAAAAAGCGCTGATCCTTCTGTTTCATAAAAAACACACTGTTTGTCGCACCAATGACATTTGCCGTTCTGACCTTCCCACAATCTATGTCTATCTGTTGAATAAGTCTTTCTGCGTGTACTACGGAAATAAACTCCGCTTATTTCAGTAAAATTCATATCAATGCTATAACCGCAAAGATATGACCCATGCTTTGCGAAAATTTTATTCATTTCCTTCATAAAACCTTTCATCGCACAATGCCGACATATGCAAACATGGTAAACAGTATTATGCCTACAACTACCAATACGTCAAACAATACTTTGAAAACTGTATCACCGCGTTTTGTATGAACATCTGACATTACAAACCGAGAACTTTTTCCACCCACTTTTCGTCAACGATCTTTATGGCCTGTTACTTTTTTGGAAATGCCTTGATTAGAGCAGTGCGAATCAAAAATCCTGCCCCTAAATTCAACTTCTCTGGATTATCATCGAGATATTTGACTACTACCCGAACCATTTGAATATTAGTGGGCATCTGTTGTGTATTCCAAGCTTCACCAAGAGTTATAGTTGAGGCAGTGGCTATAACTATTCCTTCGCATAATCCACTGGCATATGCATCTTGCTTGGAATTAACAACAAGATCATTATCGGTGTTGAGAGACTTAATAACCGTATTACATTTAACAATCAGATCGTTTCCAGTTCAAAAGTTACTAACTATCCAAGTTGTTCCTTAACCCAATTTTCATCAACAATCTTGATGCCTTTCGCTTGTGCTTTGGCAAGTTTTGATCCTGGATTTTCACCAACAATCAGAAGATTACAAGCCGATGATACAGCCGAAAGTTCTTCCGCTCCAAGTGCTTCCAATTGAGCGGCCACTACTTTACGAGTACCCATTTTTAACTCGCCCGTCATTACAAATTTCGTTCTACTAAGTTTCATCTTTCCTCCAACTACTTTAGTTACTAATGATGCTGGACGAACGCCAGCATTATACAACCGAGCGCAAAATTGAATATTGTTCTTATCTTTTGCCCAGTCAACGATTGAGGCAGTTTTTACTGCTCCTAATTTATCAAGATTCAAAGCAGGAAGTTTAAGTAAAAGAGTTGGCAGATTCTTCATATCATCCGAAGTCAACTTCAAAGCTTTTGAAATTTCTTTACCCAAACTATGACCTATAAAAGAAATTCCAAGGGCGGCAATCCATCTATCCCAAGTGGCAGTCTTTGCTGTTTCAAGACTCTTTACCATCTTTAGTGTGTTGACATTGGAACGGAATGAAAACATTGATTCCAAAAGTTTTGGCATCTTAGCAATGTCATTGCCGAATGTAAACAATCCAGCAAGAGTGGTAATCTTCTGTGCTACAAGTTCAGCAGCCATTGAATCACCAAGATTGTCGATTTCCAAAGTCTCACGCTTGCCAACATAAGCAAACTGTTCAGCGGCCTTACCAGCACAATTGCTGTTTACGCACATACGCTGAACGATTTCAGATGTAGGGTCAAATGCCAGAAGCGATTTGCAAGATGGGCAATGAGTCGGGAAAACAAATTTCTTTGTTCCCTTTTTCGTCACCTTGACGATATAAGGAATCACGTCACCAGAGCGAACCAATTCAACTTCGCAGCCGATTGTTAGATCAAGTGTTTCCATGTAGGTTTCATTGCAAACTGAAGCGCGTCCAATCATTGCACCACCAAGATCAACAGGCTTGAGCAAGGCAACAGGCGTTACCTTACCAGTGCGACCAAGACCATATTCAATTCCAAGCAACGTTGTAGTCGCAACCATATTCTGAGGCTTGAAGCAATGCTGAAATTTACTGAATTTTGTTCCTACTCCAAGTTTTTCACGTAAACGATAACTATCAGTCTTAACTACAACTCCATCAGCAGTAATATCAGACAATTCGTTTTGCGCCAAAATTTTATGGAGTGACTGAATAATATCTACACTATTTTGACGATGAATTTTTTCACCTTCATATTGCGAGAATCCAAAGGTAGACACCAATTGCATTCTATCATATGCGCTATCTGGTAATAAATTATCTTCTTCTGGTGAATATACATCCCAAGGAATTAAAGAAATTTCGCGAGACTTTACAATTGTCAAGTCTTTCTGTTTTAAAGTTCCTGCTACTAAATTCCGAGAATTGGCATATGTTTTTTCACTAACGAGCGAATTGATGCGTGTTAATTCCGAATTACACATTACTATCTCGCCACGAATGCGCAAATCATGAATGTGAGTTTTAATTTTTTGCGGGATTTTTTTACAAACTTTAACTTGGGCGGTTTGGTCTTCGCCTGAATTTCCATCTCCACGAGATACAGCGCGTAGCAATTTACCATCAATATAAGTGAGTTCGCAACTGCATCCATCTCGCTTTGGTTCAACCAATACAATTGCACCATAGTTTTGAATAGCTTTGACAAAAGATTCTTCTGTGTAGTAATTCTCAATTGACAACATGGGTTTTGCATGAGGAATACGCAATACAGAATTAGCTTCAACCCCGACTCGCAGTAAAGTTGTAGCAATATTTGAATACTGTGGATTTTTTGTCACAATAGCCGAAAGTTGACCCTCTAAGGTATCATATTGGGCATCTGACATAATTGGATTTCCGG